TTCCGATTCAGCGCCTCAGCTTGCCCGGGGCAGTCGAGACACGCATGGCCCTGCTGACCGGACGGATCAGTCTCAGGGACGTAGCGGGAGGTTTGCGCAAGAAGTACGCCGACAACCTGTGGGACAACGCGAGTGACGTCAAACCGGCATTGCGTGCGGTGCTCCTCCGGATGGCTCCGGGAGTCCTCGGCTGTTGCATGTACTGCGGTGGCTACACCGCGACCGATATCGAGCACTTTGAACCACGGGAACACGACGCGCTCAAGACCTTCGTCTGGCCCAACCACCTGCTGGTATGCGGCCCCTGCAACAGCACATACAAACGGGACTGGTGGCAGTGCGACGAGGAAAGCGGTGAGCCTCTGCTGATCGATCCGACTCGGGATAACCCGTTCACACATCTCTGGCTGGACTTCAGGGACTACGAGTACCGCGGCCTGACGCGCAAAGGACGGTCGACCATCGAGGTGCTGGGCTTGAATCTGCCCGAGCGGCGGCTGGCGGCGGGCCGGGAGCTGGCGCGCAGGAACATTCGTACCGTGCTGCGGGACTGGGATCGGGGCCGGCAGCAGGCAGACGAGACATCCATGCGCCATGCTCTGGCGGTACTGGAGGGGCAGCCGTTCGCCGACGTGTGGCAGGCGATGTTGCGCCAGGCTGTGCTGCCAGGAGCACCCGTGGTCATGAGCGACGAGCCACCCGAGATCCTCACCCTGCTGAGGGACGAGGAACTGCGTGCGGCAACGCTCATCGAGTTCCCCCTGGAACTGGCGCCGAGCGAGGAGAACTAACCGATGCCTTACGCGAGGCTCAGTTCTTGCGATGCCCTGTCAACTGTGGCCTCTGATCCGGGTTCTCGAGGGGATTTGTCGCTCGCATGCCCTTCTGACGGTGCTGGCGGGCTGAGGCAGGCGCGGTGGCGCGAGGGTACCCCGACGGACCGCGTAGGATTGGCCAATACCGCCCACGGCGCCCCGGTCACACAGTCCGATGCGGTCCGTCCGGGGCACCGCCTCGCCGGTACCGCCACTCTGTGGGGCGCAGTCCCGAACATGGGCGTTCCCAGCTCCAAACAACAAGATCGGCCGCATCACGGCAGACCCGGCGAGCCCCCTCCACCTAGCAGGGTTCCCGGTTCCTATGTTGCGTATCCCGCCGAGGACATTCACCTGCGGGTAGCTACGAACAACGGTACGCGCCCTCGACGGCGACCGTGGTTCTGGAGAACCGCGCCTCGCGCCCATCTCCATCTGGATCGCGCTCCGCCCAGGACCCGACCGTACAAGTCGAACCCCTCGGTTCGCTTCAAGCCGTAGCCCGTGGCCAAACTGTTCGCCCATCGCAGCATCAACCTGGAACTCTGGGCCGGACGTCGTCGAAGACCGCCAGGACTTCGGCTCCCCGCACGATGTTGCTGCCGCTATCGTCGTCAAACGGAACAGCGCGAGCAGCAGTGGCCGTCGTGGACTCACTTGTCCCAGCCAGTAGTTCAGCTACCACGCTGCACCGCCCCACACCGTCGACACCCTGCCCCGGAGAACCATGAGCACCCCTCCGCGCCGCCCCGACGTTCCCACACAGGTCCGGCAAGTCGCCAACTTCCTAGACTCAGCGTACGGCGACCTCATCGACATGAGCGACTTCGGCAACCGCAGGCCGGAGGACCTCGTCATCGCTCGGCGTTCCCGTGCCCTCGCCGCACACGCCGTGCGTATGGTGACCGACTGGACGCCTGCCCAGTCAGCAGCGTGCGTCATCGACGGCGGAGGTGACCAGGGCATCGACGCGATAGCCGTCGACCAGGACAACGCCCACATCTACCTCGTCCAGGCTAAGTGGAGCGAGTCAGGATCAGCCAAAGCCGACGAGACCGCAGTTCTGAAGCTCTTCTCCGGGCTCACCCTGATAGATGCTGGGGAATCACGGCAGTTCAATCCGCGAGGCCGAGTACTGGCCGACCAGGCCAAAGAGCTCTTGGGCTCGGACCTCACCAAGGTGACCCAGGTGATCATCCTCATGGGGACGAAAGAACTCTCCCCAGGAGTATGCCAGGCCATCGCGAACGGGGAGAAGGACTTCAACCACGACGGGACCCACGTCTTCCACCGTGTGATCCACTCCCCGGAGATCTACGCGAGAGCCCGGGACGACCAGAGGCCCGAGCCGATCACTCTCGAGGTGACTCTGTCCCCGTGGTTTGCCTGCTCCCCGTCGGACCAGCAGGCGTACCAAGGCGTGGTACAGGCCGAGCAGATCGTGGAGTGGGCCGCGTACGGCAACCGACTCTTCGACCACAACATACGCAACCCGCTCGGAGTGACGCCCATCAACAGCGAGTTGGTGGAGACCCTCACCGAAGAGCCCTCCAACTTCTGGTACTTCAACAACGGCATCACCATCCTGTGTGACTCCGTGGAGGTCGAGAAGGGGTCCAAGAAGCAGCCGGAACGTCTCCCGCTCCGACTGACCACTCACGGCGCGAGCGTCGTAAACGGCGCCCAGACCGTGCGCGCTGTCATCGACGCGGCCAAGGAGGACGAAGACGCGGAGTTGGCCGAGGTCGGAGTCCGCATCATCGTTACCGGGGGCGATACCGACTTCGCCAAGCGCACCACCCAGGCCACCAACCGGCAGAATCACATTGAGGACCGGGACCGCATCGCCCTCGATCCCATCCAGGCCGTCCTCATCGAGGAGTTCCGAGCAGAACTCGACCTCGTGTACAGCGTCCGTCGGGGCGACCTGGAGCCACAAGGAGACGAGGGCTGTTCCGTCGTCGAGGCGGCGACCGCGCTGGCCTGCGCACATTCCGGAAGCCGGTTCACCGCTCGGCTGGTCGCGGCAGACTCTACCGACGTGTTGTGGGAACGTGGTGGCGGCGGCATTTACGACCCGCTGTTTCGTACCGTCCCCGGCGTCTTCGAGACCTGGAATGCGGTCCGCGTCCTCCGCGAGACCCGCAGGGCCCTCCGTCCGGTGCGCGACAAGTACGAAAAGCGCGGCGCAGCGGTCATCGACGACGGCAGCTACCTCCTCACGCACCTCGTGTTCCGGCAGTTGTTGGAAGAGGACGCCGGCATCGGCGAGCCCGACCCCTCAGAAGCCGATGCCGCCTGGTTCACCAGAGCGAGCAGGCGTATCCCGGAACTGCTGGCACGCACGGTGCCCGTGCTGCTGGGCGTTCTGGATGCTCGGCATGGAACCCGCTCCGACCTCAAGCGGGTGTGTATCGACGACGCTGAGTGCGCCGCGCTCGTGACAGACATTCTGCTTGTACTGTCCGCAGGCGGCGAGACACGAGATGTGTCCCAGTATCTCCGCAAGGATGAACGGCCGCGTAAGCCGCGCCGCCCCAACTCAGTCCATGTGATCGTCAACCAGCGGGCGCTCTCGGAGGGAGCGCCGCTCCGTCTCAGCCTCTATGTCCCGGCCGAGCAGGAGGCGTTGGAGGCATGGCTCTCGGCGGACCCGACCCGATCCCGTGCCACATGGACCGGTAACACTGGCAAGGCACTCATCTGGGAGTACGACCGACAGCGCTATTCCCCCAGCGGCTTGGTCTCGCGCATGTGGGAACTCGCCGACTGGGAAGGACGCCCTGTCTCCAACCAAGGTACTGCCCGCTGGGTCACCCAAGACGGAGAAACTCTCGCCGAACTCGCTGAACGCCTTCTCGGAGGCCTCGAAGGGGAAAGTGGCGAGTAGCCGCGACTGCAACAGGCAACAGTGAACTGTTGTCTAGGACGATGCTGCCCGGCAGAGAGCCTCGCCTGCCGGGCAGCGTTCGTCACCTCTGGGAGCCTGCGACCGAGAGGCGTCCTAGGGTCCCCGAAAGGGGTTGTGAGCGATCTTGATCCCGCGTCGTACGTCGCTTCGATCGTGACCCGAGCCCCGGAAGACCGCCGTTCACGCCCCTTCTCATCTGTATCGCGCCGCCGAGGATCAGAACCTGAAATCGTCACGACAAGCGAATCTCCGCAGGTCACAGGGGGTGTGGCACGGCCAGCCCTTGTTTGCGGCTCCGGTCGGGCGGCGTTGCATCGAGCCCGTGTTCCATACCGGTATCAGCCACACAGTTGCGCCAGCCCTGCCCGATCAGGCCGTGGGCAATCCGGGGCGCAGTGCGGTCTGCATCACGGTTCGGCAGCGGTCCCAGGGGGCGGGGATGAGATGGCCGTAGACGTCGACGGTGGTCTTGATCGATTTGTGGCCCAGCCAGCGGGAGACCTCGTGGAGGGGGATGCCGTGGGCGAGGGCGGTGGAGGCGAAGAAGTGGCGCAGACCGTGCGGGGTGTACTTCGGGCTCCCGTCCGGCTTGACGAGGCCCGCGGCCTTGAGTGCCTTTCTGAAGTGGTAGGCGTAAGTGTTCGCCGTGGGCATGATGCCCTTGCCCCGGTCGCGCGGCGCGAACAGCACCTCCATCCCCGCCGTCGTCACCGTTCCCCACTCCCACAGGTGCGCGTCGATCTCCCCGGCGAGGAAGGCGGGCAGGGGAACGTCCCGGTACTCCCCCTCGGCTCGGTGCTTGAGCGGGATGAAGCGTGTCTTGCAGCCGTCGCGGTGCGCCTTCGCGCTGACCTGCCGGCGCACGCGCAGGAAGTCGGAGCGGACACAGTCGGTGGTGAACGCCAGGGTCTCACTGATGCGCAGGCCGGCCCCGGCCTGCAGGTACACGGTCAGGCGGTACTGGGGTGAGATCTGCTTGGCGATGAGATCGACCTCGTCCAGAGTGGGGATCTCGTCCTCGTCAACCGCATGCGTCGCGCTACGGGGCAGTTTGATGCCCTCAGTGGGGTCATCCGCCCGTCTCTTCTCCTTGATCGCGGTCTGGAAGAGGCTGGTGACCAACTTCATGCGATCGCACACCGTACTCGAGGCGAGGTCCTTCCCCAGCGCAGCGACGAAAGTCTCGACGTCCTTTTGCTCCACCCCCGCGATCGTCTTGCCACCCAGGCGAGGGAGTAGATGGATCCGCAGGAAGCTCTCGTAGTTGCGGTAGGTGGAGTCGCTGATGACCTGGCGCTCCAGCCACTCCGCGGCGTAGGCGCTCAGGCTGACCTCACCGCGTTTGGGGTCGAGGTAGAGGCCCTCTCGTACTTGTCGCGCTGCAGCCTGTCGGCGAAAGCGTCAGCTTGGGACTTCTTCTCGAAGCTCGGCTGCCGTTCAGCGCCGCCCGGTTCGCGGTAGCTGACCGTCCACGGATGTCCGCACCGGGCTTTGTACACGGATAGTTGACGTTGCGTTTGTCGCTCTTGCACCTCTGGTAGACGGTGGCCACCGCGCCTGACTCCTTGCTCGCTCGCTTCGGGCACTCGGTCTCACCCGTAGGGCTCCTCCAGGTAGTTGGCTATGTCGCGCTCGCGGAACCGCAGGAGACGCCCGACCTTCTGGGGTTCGATCCCCCAGGTGCGGTACTTGTTCCTGACGGTGACCTCACTGACCCGCAGCCACGCCGCGACCTCTTCCACGGTCAGCAGCCGGTTGTTCCACCTCGCGTCATGCGCGCACCGCCCCGTCCGGATCCATGGCGATCTCCTTTCGTCTTCGGGTCTCCGGGCAGCGGTGCATGGCGCGGTGGCGGCCCGGCTGCCGCACCGGGCATGGACGATGGACACTCCATCTCGGCCATGGCGTCAAGCCCGCGATCTTGCAGGGTGAAATTGCGCAGGAGTGGGGCGGTCACCACTCGGCCCGCCCCACGGGTGCCGCGCCGGCAGTCGTGGTCGCGGAGATCGGGGTCGGTGTCTGTGCGTGGCTCGGTCGGCTGGTGAATAGCTTGGGCAGAGGGGCGGGCAGGTGATCGGGGCAACCACATGGTCCGGACTCGTTCGACGAACGAGCCCGGGGCCGAGGACGGAGGGGGCAGGGTGCGACGTGTCGGAGGCAGGGGGTCAGATGGTCGTCGGTGAGGGGTGGAAGTACGAGGTCGCGTGACCGGCGAGGGGCAGGGCGGAGTGGCGGGCATCGGCAGATGGCGCCCGGGAAGCGGGATCGAATCCGTCTGGTGCTGACGTGAAGTAATGGAGAAACTGACGAGCGAAATTGTCATCCCAATCGTGGATGTTCGAAACACGACGAGGCGGGAGAACGCGGCCACCGGCCGGCGCGAAGCTGGCATGTGGGCGCGTTTCCCCAGTTCAGACACACACGAGCCAGTGCCGAGCCACCAGCGAGCCACTGCCGAGCCGCCTCTCCACTCGCCGATGTGAGGCAGTGCAGAATTTTCTTTGTTCGATACCAAGTGGCGTAACGGCAGCCGCATTGCGGCACGGAGACCAGGCCGCTTTGATCAGGCTCACGAAGGCCCGGGTTCCTGTCGCTCGCGCTCCTCCCAGCCGCTCTGGTGGACCTCGTGAACGCCTGGGAAAGGCTGCGGCCAACGACTAGCGGATCGGCTGATCCGACTCCCCCGCCGAGACCACTTCCGCCCTCGACCGCGCCATCATCGTCCTCCTCAACTGAACCAACCCGGCCCGGGCGGGCGAGGGGCGGTGGGGGCGGCCGGAGGGGCGGAGGGGCGGCCGGGCGGGCGGGGGCGGTCCGGCCCCCTCCCACTCCGCCCGCTGCAACCCCACCGCAGAGCACAACCCGCCCAACCCGAAACCCGCGTTCAGCCCCATCGCCCCGCACGCACAACCCGGCCCCACCACGCCCGACATGGCCGACGACGCGCCCCGCAGCCCGCACCCCAGCCCCGAAACCCCACCACCCGGGATACGGGCCGCAGACACCGCCCTACGACCCCCTGCCGCCCCCGACCAGACCGCCCGGACCGCCTACCACCGCCCCCACAAGCCTCTGACGACTCCGGAACAATCTGCACTGGATTCAACCGCCCCAACCACATCCACCGCCAACCCGAAACCTCCACACCGACCGCCCACCCGGACCGAACGAACCCCGCTCCCCCGCCCACCGCCCACACCAAACAGGCCAGCCGCGCGCCTTCCGGCTCGCCCAGCCCTCCCAGACGGACGCCACACCGCAACCACCCGCCGCAACCAAGCCGGGCGCACCCCACACACCATGCGGGATGCGCCCGGCTCCTTGTTCATACGGCTCAGACCGCGATGCATCATCCCGTGGCGCGACGTCACCTCCGGCTACGCCTGAGCATCGCCACGCGTCCAGGTGATTCAGCAACGTTCAATTCACCAGCTACAACAGGAAGCGAAACTCATTGAGTTTGGGCACGGAGGCCGGTGCCGGCATGCTCGCGAGCCGCCAGGCGCCCGGGGCCGTTACAGGTAGATCGGGATGCTTTGCTGCACAGAAATACAGTCGCCCTCGCCCACGGGTGGCTCGCTGCACGCATGACCTGCGGCTACGGGCGGCGGTGGGGCGTCGCATCCAAGGACGTACACGGAAAGGAGGGGGGAAACGACCCCCGAAACGACGGGGTAAACGACAAACGGCATTTCAGGCCGCGACCAGGTGGCTCGCAGCGGCGCTGACCTGCGCCTTTACCCCATGCCGCGCTATGACGACTGGAAGTCAACCCGGGTGTTGGACCCGAGCATGGGAAACCAAGTGCTACTCCACCAATCGGGCCTGTCTCTTCTCAACGACGTTAGTCAACGACGGGCATGTTGAGCTGCGAGGGCTGGATTGGTGAGACACCCGCCCCAGCTCTGTCCAGCGGGCGGGGTGATCTTGGGGTCCGCTCAACGGCGATGCCATACGAGCGTGTAGCGCCAGAACAGTCGACGGCGCAGCCGTGCGCCGGGCAGGGTGTCGTGGGCCTTACGGACGATGTCGGAGAAGCTCATGTCCGCTGGTCGGGTCAGGGCGGTCATCGAGACCGGCCGGGGAGCCCTGCGGCCTTTGTTCTTGAGCCAGCCGATGACGGCGTTCAACGGGCTGGCGGCCGCGCCGAGCAGGTAGTCCCCGGCGGTCTGCGCCCGGGAAAGGCCGACGACCACCAGGGTTCCCCCGGGGGCCAGATGCTGGCGGAAGGCGGTGAGAGCCCGAACGCCTGTCTGGGGACAGTGACGCCCTAACTGGGGAATTGCGTGACCGTCGACACCACGACGTCACCGAAGCGCCTCGGCCACCAGTCGCACCGGAACCCGGCCTCCAAGAGCACGACTCCAGTGGTGAGCCCGGATGCGCCTCCGCCGACCACAACGACCATCTTGTGAGATGCGCTCCTCAAGGCTGGGGAGAACGTCTCGGACGTAGGGGTTCCGCTGCTTGCGGCGCAGCTCGGTCGCCAGCTCGTTTAGCAGTCCCGACGCCGCCCCGTTGTGCAAGCTCCGGGTAGCAGCGATCCCTGCCCACGCTGGTACGGCGGTCGCAGCCCATGCTCCGCTCAGAGTCCAACTCTGTTGTCAGTGGCTGCTGTCAGGATGAGCATCACTCGCCCCAGACCCTCGTCAGGAGAGACTATGAGCACTCCCGGTCTTGGCCCGCTACCCATCGGGCGCCGCAGCGGCACCGAGCCGATACGGACCCGCGGTGAAACGGTGGGCAGGCTCGGCGAGTTCTGGAGCTGGGCCTGCTCTGACCTGGCCAACAACACCATGCGCGGTGTCCTAGCCGAGTACCTCGTGGCCACGGCCCTTGGCGCCGCCACCGGCACCCGCGCCGAATGGGACACCGTCGACATCCGTACGCCCGAGGAATGCCGCGTCGAGGTGAAGTCGGCGGCATACCTGCAGTCATGGGCACAGTCCCAGCTGTCGGAGATATCTTTCTCCATCGCACCGGCCTCCGGCTGGGATGCCCAGACCGGCAAGACGTCGACGGACGTACTGCGCCGCTCGGACGTGTACGTGTTCTGCCTACTGCACCACCAGGACAAGCAGACCCTCGATCCCCTGGACCTCGACCAGTGGACCTTCTACGTCCTCGCCACCCGAGTCCTGGACGAACGGTGCCCGAGCCAGAAGACGATCAGGCTGTCCAGCCTGCAGCGCCTCAGCCCGCTGGAGACCGACTTCACCGGCCTGCAGAAGGCGGTCACCGCATGTGCCGAAGAGACGGTGAGTGGTAGCAGTGGCCGCGCTGGTCTATTTCAAGAAGATCAATGAGGATCTCAACGCCATTGTCTACTCGTTCGGCGAAGACCCTTCCGAGATGACCCGGCACCTGACGATGGACAAGAGTGCACGTAGGTCACAGTCAGACGACGGCAATATCGACTACTTGTTTCTCAAGGCGTCACGAAAGATCAACGCCATGTACGAGCAGGCAAGCGAATGGCCTGACCGTGGAATGAGCGCCAGCTGAGTTGGTGATGGCGCGCCTCCGCTCCGGTATTGGCTGGGCCGGAGGCGCTTCTCACTGCGCCGTTCGTCAGGAACATCTGGAGAGGACAGTCATATGGCGGGTGTGCCGTCCCGGAGGTACTGTGGCCTTCCCGTGACGAGTGCCAGTAGCGAGAACTCGAAACGGCGCCGGATGCGGTCGCCGAGTCGGCTGTCGGCTTCCTCGGCTGTGAAGAAGGCGGCCTCGGACAGCTCATGGTCGGTGGGGTGCAGCCCGTCGGCTTGGTCCTGGGTCAGGGTTCCGCCGTCGAAGATGAAGGCTATTTGATCGTCCCAAGGCCCGTGCGGGGCGACCCAGTCCACCACCAGCAGTCCGTGGAGCACGATCGTGAGCCCCAGTTCTTCGGCGAGTTCGCGACCTACTGCGTCTTCGGGCGGTTCGTTTGCCTCGGCCATGCCTCCAGGGAGGTCCCGGCCGGGCTTGTAGGTGGGGTTCACCAAGAGCATGCGTCCGGCCGGATCGCGTAGCAGCACGTCGGCGGCGACGCGTTTGCGGGCTTGTTTGGCGTTGCCCTCGGCCAGGTAGCGTTCCAGGCTTCTACGTCAGCGGGATTGGGTGCGATGGGCCTCATAGTCGGGTAGCCGGGACGCATTGCTGCGTCCCGGCCCCCTCAGAACCGGACGTGCGAGTCATCCCCGCATCCGGCTCAAGCTGGCCTGTGGCTGCCGCTGGGTGTCAGGCTTCCGGTCGTCAGCGTGAACTTGGCGATGACAGGTCGTGTGGATCAGTTCCAGGTTGCTCGGGTGGTCGCTGCCGCCCTTGCTGCGGTAGGTCAGGTGGTGCACGTGGATCGCCCGGAGGCTCCCCGTGAACCACTTGACCCAGTCCTGAACGTCGTCCGGGTCGAACCCGGCTCCGTCGATCAGATCCAGTCCGCACCTGGGGCACAGCCCCCGCTGACGGTAGGCGAGGGAGAGGATCTTCTTGGGCTCTCCCACCGCCTGCACCCGCTTGCGTCGACGGTTCCCCCAGTACTCTTCCAGCTCCGGGTCATCGGGCGAGGCATCGTCCTTGACCAGGGTATGTCGCTGGATCGGCGTCCAGGAGGCTTGCTGCAAGTAGTGCTCGGGAGTACCGAACACCCACTTGCTGGACCGGCCTGGCTGGAACGTGCCCCAGTACCTCCGTTTGATCCATCCCCAGGGTTTGCGGCGATGCCGTCGCATGGCCCAGCGTTTCAGGACCTCGAAGGTGTGGGCGTCCAGTAGGTTGAAGGTCTCCTTCGAGCAGACAGTCCGGTAGTACGTGGACCAGCCACGTACGAATGGTGACAGTGCCCTGACCAGGCTTTCAGTGGGCGAGCCGCTGTTCTCCCTGGCCGTGACACTGATCCTCTTTCGGGCGCTCTGCAGGGCATCCCGGCTCGGCTTGATGATCAGCTTCTCGCGGAACCTGCCGACGTTGAACCCGAGGAAGTCCACCCCGTTGGAGAGGTGCACCACCCTGGTCTTCTCCTCGTTGAAGGAGAGGCCCCGGGGTTCGAGCCATTCGGCAAGGTCATGCTTGGCCTTGATCGCCTCGTTCTCCGTGGTGCAGAACACCACGAAGTCGTCCGCGTACCGAACCAGAGCCGGCGGGGTCGTCTTGGCGTTCCGCGGACGGTTCGCTCCGATGACCTCTCCCATCCCATGGAGGGCGATGTTCATCAGCAACGGGCTGATGACGCCACCTTGCGGGGTGCCTTCAGGCGTCGAGACGAACCGCCCGTCCTCCATGACCCCAGCTCTCAGCCATCCCCGGACCTGCCGTCGTCCCGGGAACAGGCCGACGGAGTCCATGAGGTGTTGATGACTGATGTGGTCGAAGGCGGCCGACAGGTCGGCGTCGAGGACCCATAGTCGCTTGGCGGTCTTCCGCCCGGCGACATTGAAGATCATCTCTATGGCGTCCCAGGCTCCCCGTCCTGGCCTGAAGCCGTAGCTCCTGGCCTCGAACCGGGCTTCCCATTCCGGTTCCAGAGCGTTCTTGAACCTGGCCTGGTCGACCCGGTCCCGGATCACCGGGATGCCCAGAGGGCGCCTCTTGCCGTTCGCCTTCGGGATGTACACACGACGTACGGGCTTGGGGTTGGACATGGGGTCGGCAAGTATCTGCCGCGCCATCTTCCCCCGTTTCGCCGGAGTCAGAGCTTTCTGCCCGTCGATTCCCGCCGTCTTCTTGCCGGTGCTGACCTGGCAGACCCGCCTGACACTCGTCAACGTGTTGGCCTTGGAACGCCGCATCAGCTTTTGCAGGTTACGCACCTGCTTCAAGTCACCCTCGCGGGCAGCCCTGAAAATCCTCTGTCGCAGCCGCTTTACAGACGCCTCCTCCTGGCTCCAGTCGATGCTGTGCCAGAACTCGGCGTCGCCCTCGGGTCCGTTCATCCGGGTTTCGGCGATGACCAGTTCGGTCAACGCGGCCTCCCTTCAGTCCAACTTGCGCCTCGGTACAAGTGCCTGTCCGTCGTCTCTTCATGGCCTACCTGGTCCACGTCAGCCGCCTTTCGGCTCCAGCCACAGGCTGGTGTCCACCGGGTTATAGGCCGCCAGGTGGAGACTCCTGGTCGGCGGCCATTTCCCCTGGGCTTTCGCCCTGGTGGCGTTCGCTTCTTGGACCATCCTGTTCCCGCACGGGGGTTCTGCCTCCGTTACCTTCGGCTTACCGGCTGACGAGGCCGGACCCGTACGGGGTTTCCGTGTTCCACATCGTGCAGTTGCGTCCGGGTGGGGTGCTCTCTTTCCGCCGTCCTCCGCGGTGACCCACAGGCCCCTCCCCGATGGGGGCCTGCCGCGCTGGGCTTCCCAGCCCTAGAGGATTCCACCGCCGAATACTGGCCATTGCGCGGTGTAAGTCTGACGACGAGTCGACGAGAGTTCGTTTTCACTCACCCTTCCGGACTTCCCCTTCGCCTGTAGCCTGCGAATGGCCCGCGAGCCCTTGGGCTTGACCACCTCCGCTCAGCACCCCGGGATTACTCCCGGCGCACCGGAGGCTGGGGACTGACCGTTGGTCACTGGTCAGGTCCGCATGACACGTCTCCTCTCCTGCGGACTCTGCGTGCGATGTGACTTCACGTCGCACCGGGGGTGCCTCCCGGTGATGGCGGGACGAGGTCGGCCAGGAGCAGCATTCTGGCCCTGCGCGCATCGTCGAACCGGACCAGGTACTCCCGCACCGGCCCGTATGCCCTGTGCGGCTCCAGCAGCCGGCGAAGCTCGTCGAGCTGCTGCACGACTCGGACGGAACCCAGGGGGGGGCTTGTGCTGAGCAGGTCATGGCCGACGCTCACCGCTGTATCCACGTCGCACCGGCGGACGTGGATGTCCACCAGTGCGATCCGGCTCAACGCCAGCGACCGCTCCCGGCCCGACTCCCGTAGTGCGACGGCCTGTTCGGCATGCGTCAGAGCGTCGTCGAGCTGGTCCAAGTCGCGAAGGATCAGCGCCGATTCGCTCGCCAGCGCGGCGGCGTCGAACGGGCTCAGCCACGGGTGGTCGGTATCTGCCGCCCCGTCGAGGTCACGCCGGGCGGCGTCGAGGGCGTAGGCGGCTGGGATGCGTTGCGCGGCGACGGCCAGGGCGCGCGCCTGCATCGTGTTCAGTCGCGCCGTCAGCGCGGGAACGCGCGGTCCCCGTGTGGCGAGGTCAAGCCCGGTCCGGGCCCAGGCGGCGGCCCCGGCGTGGAGGGCCAGATGGCTGCTGCTCGCGGCGACGTTCGCGGCCAGCAGGAGGTCACCGGGAGGCGCGGGCCAAGGGAAGCGCGCGGGCGAAGTGGCGGTTGGGGCGGTCGTCGTGGCCGGAGTCGTGGCCATCGCCGCCAGGTCGTCACCGTCTGGTGACGGTCGGTCGGCCCGCTGGTGGTCTGGGTCCGCGGGCGCGGGTTCCCACGACCGGCGTGCCAGTCCAAGCAGGTGGCCAGGGATGCGGAAGGCGTCCGCGATCTGCTCGAACAGGCTGAGCTTCTCTACCCGGCTCTTGCCGTTCATGTAGTCGTACAGCCGCCCTTGCGTGATGTCGGCGGATGCGGCGATCCGCCGCGTGCTGACACCGCGACTGTTGAGCATGCGGAACACGGCACCCATGTCCCGCTCGATGCAGGCACGCAGCAGCCGAGCCCGGCGCGCTGCGCCGGGCAGCCGACGAAGAGATCGACGCTGCACTCACCGAGCCCACGCTCAACAAGGCGGATGCTCTGTGAACGACACGCATCCTAAGATCGGCGATCTCGTCGTCGCGGTCGCGAGCGGCAAACAGTGGGTATGCACGGATATCGCGGGCGCGAAGAACCACCGACCGGTGTGGCTGCTGCGCCCGCGGTACGGCGCTGCCGACAGGGAGCAGCTGCGCATTGAGCGGGACGACCTCGTGTCGTATGCGGTGGTCGCCCGCCGCGGTGAGTGGACCCAGCCTTGAGCGGCCGCATCGGCCGCCCATGGCCAACGGCACCAACGCGCCCCACCGCAGCCCCGTCCGCGACGGATCCGCAGCCGAGCACGGCCTGATCCAGTCGGCAGACCATCAGCCACATCCAGCTCCGATCCAGCGGCGGTTCGGATAACCAGGGATGACGACAGGTGACGAGACGTCAGTCTATCCAGCACCGGGTACGACAACGGGGCCGACCCCGAAAAGGGTCGACCCCGCCTGACCTGCACATTTGCCAGATCGCTACATCATCGCTATGGCGCCCGTCACACGTTGAAGCGGAACTTCCACCACAACGCTCTGACCTGCGGAAACGCTAGTTCTGACGGGCCAAGTCAGCACAGTATCAGCACGGTCTTCGCAGGTCAGCACACTCACGCAGCAGTCCCGTAGTCCCCAGTGTCCTCGGTAGCGGTGCCCGCCACGTCCAACGGTACGGGCCGCATGGCGTTCTGCATGACCTCGCGGCACCGGTGCCAGGCCCCCGGAACGAGGTGCCCGTACGTGTCCACCGTGATCTTGATCGACTTGTGGCCGAGCCAGCGCGAGACCTCGTGGATCGGGATGCCGTTCGCCAGGGCCGTCGAGGCGAAGAAGTGCCTCAGCGAGTGGGGGGTGTACTTCGGCTTACCGTTCTCGTCCACGATGCCGGCGGCGATGCACGCCTTCTTGAAGTGGTAGCCGAAGGTATTGGCAGTCGGCATGGTGCCCTTGCCCCGGTCACGCGGCGCGAAGAAGACTTCGAGCTGCCGATCTTTCCCGGACTTTGTTTTGAAGGCAACGGGGATCGGCACCCACTTTTCCTCGTGAGCGTCAATCTCCTCTTCCAAGAAAGGGGCGATCGGAATATCCCGATACTCGCCTTCGGCACGGTGCTTCAATGGCACAAAAGTGGTCCGGCTGTCGCCAGCGTTTGCCTTGGCGCTGACCTGCCAGCGAATCCTGATGAACTCGGTCCGTCGGCACTCGCAAGCGAAGGCCAGGGCCTCGCTGGGACGAAGGCCGGCACCCGACATCAAGTAGATCGTCAGGCGGTACTGCGGCGAGATGTGATGGGCAAGGAGATCGACTTCTTCCAGGGTTGGAATCTCGTCTTCGTCCACGGCCATCGTGCTCGTCCGAGGCAGCTTGACGCCCTTGGCTGGATTCTCCGATATTCGCTTCTCTATGATCGCGGCGTCTAGCATCGCCGTCACGATATTCATGCGGTCGTTGATCGTTGAGGCAGCCATGCCCTCGCCCTTGTGGTGCAGGGCGGCGATGAACCGCTCGAAGTCGGGCTTCGCCAGTCCAGCCAGGGTCTTGCGCCCAAGGTGGGGAACGAGGTGGTTCCTGATGAAGCCGTCGTAGTTCCGGAAGGTTCCCTCCGCGAGGATCTGCCGTTCGAGCCAGTCCTTCGCCCACGCCCGCAGGGTGATCGCTCCCCGCTGTGGGTCGAGGTAGATGCCCATGCCCTTGTCGTGCTCGACCTTGATAGCGAACGCGTCGGCGCCGTCAGGGCCGGTCTTCTTAGCGAAGCTCTTCTCTCTCTGTCTCGCGGTCCGCCCGCCCGGCTCTCGGTAACGAACGGTCCACTTGTGACCGCAGCGCGCCTTTTCGCAGGGGTAGAAGCGGTCCTGCTCGTCCTCTTTGCACTTCTGGAAGACGGTTGCCATATGGCCCCCTTCTGTTGCTGGGGCAAGGCAACGTTGCGCCGTTTACCCGTAGTGATCTTCGAGATAGGCGACGATGTCGCGCTCGCGGAAGCGCAGGAGGCGGCCGACCTTCTGGGCCTTCAACCCCCACGTCCGGTACTTGTTCTTGACGGTGATCTCGCTGACCTTGAGCCAGGCGGCCACCTCTTCCGGCGTCAGGAGCCGGTTACTGCCGCCCTGACTCAACGGGCGGGCCTCTCGTCTCGCTGGGTGTCGGCGAGGGAGTGCACGGTCTCCCATGCAAGGGCGGCCGACTTCAGCGCCCTTCTCTGGTCCGCCTTGAGCCTGCGGATGCAGGCCGGCGCAAGTGTCGGGTCGGAGACGCCAAGGAGCTCGGCCACCTGGGCGAGCAGCTCCCTCGGGTCTGCCGTTGGGGCGCGGCCGGGCCGGGAATACACCCGGCACTTCTGGCCGGAGACTCCGAGCACCCAGCCCCAGCCATTCGAGAGAGCCTTCTCGCTGTGCTTCAAGCGGCGACCCCGTGGCACTCGCTGCGGGACTGCGAGGTCAGGTGGTACATGCCGAACTCGCACTCGTAGTAGCGGTTCTCGCAGTACAGACCGCGTCGAGATCCTCGCCGGTCCCCCGCGCGGTGGCGCTTCGCCTGCGCCCTGCCGAGGGCCTTCTCGGCAATGCGCTCGTCCTCGAAGGCGCGTTTGGCGCCGCACTCGCATGTGCGGAAGTCGACGGCCTTGATGGTCATGCCTGACTCTCCTTGGTCTACTTGCGGAACTTGCTGCATGGGCAGGTCGGTATCTGGCAGGCGCCCCGTGCCGCGGTTGCGGCGGAGTGGGTGAAAGGGGCGTGGCCGCACTCGGGGTGCTGGCAGAAGCCCTTCCAGCCCTTCCTGCCGTCGTGGTTGGCGAGCATCAGGCCGGGCGAGTGGAGCTTCACGAGGCGGCCGGCCCCGCCGAACGCCATCTTCGAGGCGAAGGCGCGGGCCTCTGCTTCGTTGCCGAAGGGCGCGAAGTTGAGCCCGCGGCTTCCGTCGTGCCAGGTGTGGACGAGAGCGAACCAGTCGCGCATCTGGAGGATCTCCCCGACCTCCTTGATCAGCGCCTTGGCCATCTGGTCGGCACTGTCAAAGCCGGGATCTTCCAGGAGTGCCTTCACCGCGTCGATCTCCTCCCTGCGGGGGATGATCCTCACGCGGCGCCGATCCCCTTCACCGAGACGGGATAGGCGAAGAAGTCCGACCGCACAGGCTGTGCGAACCCTGGGACGAGATAGACGAACCCGCTCGCCTTCAGGCCGCTGTCGCCCTCGGCGTCCTCGAACTCGGAGCCGTCCGGCAACTCGTCAAGTTCGGCCGGGCTGTTGATGGTGGTACTCACGAGGCTTCCCTCCCTTCCGCAGTCAAGATTACGCAATCAGTCCAGCATGCGCAAGTATCGCAATCAGATAGAGGTGATGGCCTCGACGCTCGCCCGGAACCCCTCCACAGTGCCGGTGTTCAGGATCGTCACGTCGAAGTCCCAGCCTGCGAGGGCGTTTTCGCTGACGTGGTTGGAGTTCTCGATCAGCGCCTGACTGGGCCGTCGAATCTCGACCACCAGTCCCCCACGCTTCCGGATGGCGCCGGCCTCGTTGGGGAACCGTACGTCGCTGATGACAGTGGGGTTGGTCCACGTCTCGTAGTCGCGGAACAAGGCATTCACCCACACGTCCTCGCCGAGCACCTGGCGGCCGGCCTCGGTGCCCAGCCGCTGAAGGTAGAGGCGCACTTCGGGGTGTACTCGCTTCACCTTCTCCCAGCCGTAGGTGTCCACGCGCTCGGCAAGATCGGCCACGCCGAGGAACCCCCGGGAGCGCGGAGGTCAGGGTTCAGCGCGTACAGCATGTTCCTCACGGGGTCAGCGAACGCCTTGCGCTGCCAGCCGCGCTCAACAAGGAACGAGGCCGCGGTGTCCTTGCCGGAGCGGGCGGCACCCGCAAAGCCGATCAGTGACGTCTTCATCGTGTTGGTTCCCTTCTGGTTTTCAGCTTTCAGCGGCGCTTACGTATCTGCTCGCGCACAGCTATGTGGGCGCACCTCACGCTGCCGCAATCAGGCTGATTTGCCGCTCGGCGCCGAGGCGTTCGACTGTCGCGTCCGGCCCGAGGGTTACCGAGTTGGAGCGGGTCGGGTCGGCTCCCGGCTCGTCGATGTAGAGGCGCCACTTCTTGACGCGCTTACCCCAGTCCTGAACGGTGGCCATCTTCGGGTCGACCAAGAGCACGCCTTCTCGGGTGACGGTACGGCCGAGGGTGTTGTTGCCTGTGGCCCGAACACGGTCTCCGGCCCGAAGCCCCTCGATCACCACTTCCCCGCTCTCCGAGGCTGGCCTGAGCTCCACGACGTTCGCGCAGGATTCCTCGGGTGCGTCCACCACGGATGCGGTCGGACGCTGAGCCGCGGCGAGTTCCTCCAGGTCACCGAGCACGCCAAGGCGATGTCGCAGGCCCTCGATCACCTGCTCCAGCTCCTCGGCCTCCGCAATCTTGCCTTCCAAGGCGCGGAGAGTCTCGCAGTGGCGGCTCTGACTGCGGGCTCTCGCGAACGAGACCGCCTGATCGTGCACGAACAGGGCGTCGGCGTAATGCGCCTCCAAGACGGCCCGGAGGCCGGCACGGGTCCGGGCCTCCCCTGCGTCGGACAGCTCAGAGCGGCGGAAGTTGTCGGTCTTCCTGAAGAAGGAGAACCGCTTCGCGTCCTCGGGTCCGTTAATGTGGAACAGATGCGTGTCGTCCAGTTCCACACCGTTCACCGTGAACTCGGCGTGCGACTTGCTGTACCGGTTCGTGCTCATGACCACCTCGACCTGACTGGGCAGCAGCTCGAAGTCCTCGCCCCTGTTGAACTGGGGCTGTACGTGCACCAGGCCCTTCATGCGTGGCCCGGTGACCTCGTAGGAAGCGGTCCAAGCCCGCTTTTCCTCCGGGACGTCATCCCTCGCGACGCGGCGGACGGTGACCTTCCCGTACTCGGTGTCCACCTCGGTCGTGGCTGTGCTGTCCATGTGGCTCTCCTTCGGTGATGAATGGTCGGCCGGGCGGCCGTAGATCTTGCTGAGGTGGGTGCGGAGCTTGTGCTCCCACGGCTCCTTGAGGAGCGAGCCGAGGACGACGCAGCCCATGGGCGGGGCGACGACATCGCCGATCTGCTGCGTGCAGGAGGAGCGGGAGCCGGTCCAGGGGTAGCCGGCCTGGAAGCCCACCAGGAGCGCGGCCTCGTCGAGCGAGAACTTCCTGTCCTTGTCGTGCTCCCAGTACCAACCGCGGATCTTGCTGGTGATGCCGGTCGCGGGCTTGTCCGCGCTCCAGCAGTTGCCGCCCGCCGTCTTGCGGACGCCTCGGGTATTGACGCGGATGCCAGCGGGCCAGCCGAGGGCCTCGGCCGCCGTGGTGATCGGCAAGGGTGCCTTGGGCGTGAGGGCGGCCATGTCGACGTAGGAGTGACGGGCGGCCATAAGGAAGACCCTCTTCCGCCGGGACGCGAGCCCATAGTCCACGGCGTCCAGGACGCGGTACTCGGCGCTGCACCAGTCCGCCGACCACAGCTCTTCACGTATCCCGTCAAGGATCAGCTCAGGAAGAGCCGAGCTCTGCTCCATGGCGAGCCAGCGGAGGTTGTCCCATTGGGCGGTGAGGGTGAGCGACCAGATCAGCACCTCGGCGAGCAGCCCGATCCGCTCGTCCGTCATTCCGGCGATTGGAGCGCGTACCTCGTCGAGGGTGAGCAGGGGGCCGGTGAATCCTGCGTACCCGTCCCAGTCGGGGTCGCTACAGATCAGGCAGATGTCGGCCACCTCGCAAGGTCCACATTCGCCGCTGTCGTGCCAGTGCCCGAAGGTCGCTTCGAAGGCCATCGTGAATACGTCGAGCAACAGCTCCTGGTTCGCGGGGTCCAACCCGGCACGCTTCCCGGCCGGCGTCCAGCACTGGCAGGGAGCGGAGACGATCAGCCCGCGAACCCAGCGCAGCGCTGGATGCTTCGGGTCAAGGGATCGAACGTCCGCGGTGATCCGGCTGAATCCGGCGGTTCGGGCGGTGGCCGAGGCGTCCTTGTGGAGTTCGACGCCCACAATGTCGAGATCGTGTTGGAGCACGTCGCGTACACCAGCGTCCCAACCGCCCGGTCCAGCAAAGAGGTTGACCACACGGTCGGGATCATCCGGCTCGGGAGGGAAGAGCCAGCGCACCGGCCAGGGCGCCGCAATCTCCTCCAGCTCCTCCGGCGACAGGTTGTCCAGGTCGAGTTCTTTCGGGGTGCCAAGCGCCCCGGCCGTGTCGAGGCGGATGGGCGAGGCGAGCATCACTCGCCCTCGCCGTCGGACAGGCAGTCATAGCCAGGGCAGTCACAGAACATGAACTCGCCCCAGAGGCCCCCATAACCGCACAGGTCGCAAACGGCCCACTCACGAACGGTGAGGCAGACCGACAGGGATATTCGGCATCGAGGGCAGCCCAAATGGCTACGGCCGTTCATGCGGCAGCTCCCATCAGGCCGTACCGGGCCCGGTCCCCAGCCGGCATGGCGACAGGCGCGACCCAGTTGAGTGGTTCGTGCTGGTTCCTGATCGCCTGGACGGCGAGATGATCGGTGGCTTCCGCCCGGCCCGCGAGCTGGGCGTGCCGGAGCACCTCGTCAAGAAGGCGGTTCGGGTCGACGTCTTCGGGGTTGTGGGCCCACTTCATCTCGTGCGAGAAGTGAATGGTCGGTTGCGCCTGCCGAATGTGGACGGCGGCTCGACCATCACCCCAGGTGACGACCACGTGGAAGGTGTCGTTGGCGAAGAACTGAGCGTCCGAAGCGTTGAAGGCTACGGCGCCGTGGGTAGAGCGAGAGCGCATCGTGCGTATCCTTGAAGGCGATGTCGGCTGGCATCATCAGGCGAAGCGCACCACCGCTTCGCGACCCGCCTCACCAGCGGGTTTCGCCGGGCGCCCGTCCCTCGCCACTTCCGATGGCAGGGGGCGGGCGCCTTGGTTTGCGTGAGATCAGGCGTCGGTGCCGTACACGTCGGTCACGTCGTGTGTGATGTCGTGGGCGTCGTCGGTGTCGAGGTCGTCAATCCACTGGTCCACGTTCTCGTCGAGCCAGTCCTGAAGGGCCTCGTCGTCATCGGCGATGTCGGCGGGGACCGTGACGGTGGACTCCACGTCGGTGACCGTGGTCTCGGTGACCTCGAAACGGATGGTCAGGGTGACGGTGTCGGGCTCGGTTACGGTCGTCACTTCTTCTCCAGTCGGATGCGTGCACGGCAGGGAGTGCAGGTCAGGTCTTCGTCGAGGAGCTCGGGCACGAGCCCGCACTCGCAGCACGGTTCGGTGTTGCGGTCGGTCATGAACTAGTCCTTCAGCGCGCGGTCGAGGACCGGCCAGTACCAGGGGCATTCGTCCTCGGACCAGAGGTGATCTGCTGCGACGCGGCGCCGGGCCTGGGTGGCGCAGTCAGCGCACATGAACTGATCTCCGAGGACGTGAGTCGTCCAAGGCCCGCGCCCGCGCACCTTCGCCGGGCAGGTCTCACAGGGGCCGCCACCGCGGATGTGCTGGTACGAAAGGACGGTGTTCCCGGTGTGCGGGGACGTCGTCCAGACGGCCGCGTGCCCGCTTTCCTCGGCTCGGTCGTGAGCGAGCCGAAAGGCGTCGCGGTACCCGTAGTCGAGGAAGGTCCCCTCGACCTTCTCCATGCGGTCGTGGCAGTAGAGACCGTGGCTCGGGGCATTCGCGTCGGGGCACACGTACACGTCGTATCGCCAGGTCACTTGGCGTCCTCCTCGGCGAATTCCTGGAGGGCGTCGAGGATCTCGGCCATGGCCGGGCTCGGCTGCTCCTCTTCGGGAAGCAGTTCGGCGGGCAGGCTGATCAGGAGCCTGTGCGTTTCCTGGGCAAGGGCCACCAGGGTGTACCACTCGGCGGTGCCGGGGTCGAAGTCCTCGCGCCACACGGCGACTTCGCGGCACATCTTCAGAACGGTTCGGATTGAGTCCTTGGTGCTGTCCATGTCGGTCTTTCAGGCTCGGGGAGGTGTCGTCAGCGGGCCGCCCCGCCAGCAGACAGGGCGGCCCAGGAGGTACCGAGGCACACCACTGCCCCGGCTGCGGCCGGCATGGGCCGCGGTGGTCTTCTGGTCAGGCCGCGAGGTCGTGGGCGTACTCGCGGATGTCGACGGCGGTGGGCTGGGGGTCGTCCTCGTCGAGTTCGTCGCCCTGGTTGTGGGCGTCGCCGTACTCGTCGCCTTCGGCGTGGCACTCCAGCCAGGTCACCCCGGCCTCTTCTCGACCGGCTGCGAGGAGCACGCCCGCGATCGCGTCGACCTCGGCGCAGGTAAAGGCCGTACCGACCATGGAGGCCAACATCCCATCGTCGAAAACATCGACGAAGGTGTGGACGGCGTCCTCGATCGCGGAGCGGCGGTGCAGGACGGCGAAGCCCTTCTCGGCAACGTCCGCGGCTCGTCGGCGGAGTTCGTCGAGCTCTGCGTTCAGGCGGCCGTTCTCGTCAAGAACGGCGAAATAGGCGTTCCGAACGGCAAGTTGCAGCTCAGCCCGAGCCCGACGGCGGGCCAGTGCAGCAGTGATGAAGGGCAGCTTCATTGTGTAGTCCTTGGGATGAATGCGGGCTGGCATCGTCAGCAGCCGGACACCACTCCGACCGGACACCCCGGAGGGGTGTTTCGCCTACGCATAGGTGCCGTCAGTCGAGGTAGAACTCACCGTCGTCGCCTTCGTAGGCGTGCAGCTCAGGCAGGGAGTCGGCCTTGGCCTTCTCGCGGAGGGCCTCGCCGTGCTCGGCGGACACGTACCGGAAGAAGCCGGAGTCCAGGTGCGCGGCCATGACGAGGTACTCGTGACCAAGGTTGTGCGCCTCGTGCTGGTAGTGGCCGAGGATCTCCCAGTTCTGCGCCACGAAAGCTCGGCACGTCTGGTCGATCTCGTCGTACTTCTGGGACGGGATGTCACCCTCGTCGAAGTAGTCCTCGGCGTTGCCCACGTCGGCCCCATCCGCGTCCCACACGAGCGTGGCCCACAGCAGAGACTCGATTACCGAGTCACGGAACGTCTCGATGAATGATTCGACTCCGACCCGCTTCCAGCAGCTAGCGCAGGTGTCGTCCGGGAAGGTCTCGTCCACGGGGTTGCCGTACACGATCGCCCCGCAGTCGTGGCACTTCACGCTGAACGGTTCGACGAACTCCCACCATTCGCGGGAGTCCTTGTCACATCGCCGGATCGTCAGTGACTTGCTGTACTTCGCGTACAGGGCATCCACGGCCGGGAACTCAGAGGCTCCGGCGAGATGATGCACAGCGGCGAAGTAGTGGCCGTGCTCGATCAGGCTCGGGATCTCGCACGTGTTGTCGGTGCAGTTCCCGTGTTCATGCCGGGCGACCTCACCGCACAGCTCAAAGAAGCTCGGGGCTTCGAGCGTGTCTCCGCCGAACACCTCATCCAGGGTGATTCGGAAGGTACGGCGCTTCATGTGTCCTCGCAGTTCGGATCGGAAGCTGGCTGGCTTCATCAGCAGCCGGGCACCACCCCGGCCGGACACCTCGCCCACCGCTGGCGTGCGGGGACGAGGCGTTTCGCCTAGCTGGCCAGTTGCCAGACGCCCGCAAAGGCCCTGGACTTCTGGCCCGAGCACATCGGGCACCAGCGGCTGAACTCGGCGGGCAGCCGCTCACACTTCCGATGAGAGCGACTGCCACTTTGCTAAGTTCTCGCAATCGAGCATTAAGAAACGCGCAGCGCCTCGTACTTGCGCCGCCACTCCTCGGCCTGAGCCTTGTAGTGGTTTCGGTACGCGGTCATCTGCGCCAGTTCGCACTTCAGATCGTCGATGACGACCTGACGAGCGGTCGCCACGAGGGCGGCAAGCTCACGCTGGTCAGCCATGGCGAACACCATGCGGATCAGCTCGATCTCGCCCTTCTCGGCCTCAGCGACCTGACGCTTCAGCGCATCCAGCTCACGAGCCACCTCGAAGAGCCGGTTCGAGAGGTTGGCGTTCTGCTCCCAGAGGTCCGGGTTCGTCAGAACGTCGGCCTTCTTCGCGAGGCTGACACCCTGAGCCTTGAACGTGGTGGCGGACATGTATCCCCATTTCAGATAGGGGTCGACCCTCGGCCGACCCCGACGCACACCCCACCTCTTGATGGAGTGCTGCCACTCAAGCGCCACACCTTCTCGCTTGAGTCGCAGCACCCCACCGGACCGGAGCCCGGCGGGTGCATTCACGTTCGGCAATGTGTCGGGCGCAGTCGCGCCGTCGCTTCTCTTCGATCAGCACAGCCAGACATCCCGCCCCAATGGGCATTCCAGGACGCCGACCGCCCGCCCCACATGGGCATTTCAGACGGCACGATGGCTGCGAATATTCGCGTTCACTGTGGAGTTCTCAAGGATCGGGCGGTGCCTTTCTGTACCAACCCCTCTCGGGGTGGCCTCGGTCCGGCCGCCCCTGGCCAGTCACCCAGCCAGGCCCGAGTTCGACGCACTCGGAGCGCTCGGGCACTACGGTCTTCGCTTCTCGCGCTGACCTTGCCGTACTCCTGCAACAGCTCGCTTTGCAGAGCGGCCCCCCGCTCCCTCGGGGGTGGGGCACCCGATGCCCGGATGCTGACGTGATGGTCATTTCCGTCCGGCCTGTCGGCCTTGCGGTGGTTCCGACCCTAGTGGATCTACCCCGGCCTGCCAAGTTCTCGCATTCGCTGCAACTTGACCGCCATGCCTGGCAGTTGGCGGCGCCGTATCGTGCGGCCCGTTCTCGGTTGCCCGGTTCGGCGTGGTCCCCACCGTAGTCGGCGGCTTCCGTGTGAGTCAAGTTCTCGCTTTCACTGGAACTCGAAGCGGTCCGGCCTGGGTTCTGCGCTGTGCGCCTTGCCCGTTGGCCCGTCCGCTTGCCGCCTTGCCTGCCCGCCTTGCGGCCGGTCGGTGTTGGCGACGGGTCAGAGCTTGACACACGACGGCGAACGAGCGCAAGTCTCGCAATCACGGGTCGGTTGTCTGCCTTGGGGGGTGCGGGGGGTGTGCGTCGGTGTGTGGCGCGCGAGGGTAGCGGAGTCCTCGGCCGGACCGTGCGGGGTGGGGGTATGACCCCCGGTACGGAAATCGCCGCACCGCCACGTCTTAGCCGCTCGAAAACTGCCACGGTTCCAGGGTCGGTCAAGGGCGCGGGCCCGCCTGCCACCTGGGCAAACGGACCCGCACACATGTCAAGGAACGCGCCAATCGTCAGACTGTCAGTGCGCCAGCAAGGGCCGCCGCACCCTGGGACGACGTCACCTCCTGAGCGCCTTCAGCGCCGTCGGACGAGACATCACTCGGCCGACCTTGTCCGCGACGTTGTTCTTCGACAGACCGTCCCGATTGGTGTTGCGCATCGCTTCCGCCAGTTCCTCACCGGCTCGTTCGGCGATGCGGTCGGCGACTAGCTTCGCCTCGATGGCCACTTCGAGGGCGTGCACCGAGGGCTTGGCCGGCGTCGGGTCGTCAACTGCGACGTAGACGCCGTTACTGCCATTCACCTCCACTGCCACATCGTGGACTTCGGGGTGCTCCGCCCGCCAACGCTGTAGGACGTCGCGGCCAAGGTCGTGGGCCGTTCCAGTCCAGTCGGCGGCGATGCCGTTCGCAATTTCCCTTCCGCCCAAGAGCTGCGGGTCGGGGACAAGGATCGCGTACTCGAAGATCACGGGTTCATCCGTCATGCAGACCACTGTGACAGTCAACGCCTTGACCAGTCAAGGATTTTACCGGTCAAGGCGTTGACTATCAGCCAGTCGATCAGGCGGGCTTCACTGCGCCGAGATAGCGGTACCCGGTGCGCTCGGAGCAGCCGAGCCGTCCTGCCAGGGTCTTGCCGTTGACCTTCGCCCCTTCGGACAGCATGGCGGCGACGGTCTCCTTCACGACTGCCAGGGGGACAGCCTGCTTGGCATTGCCATTACGGCGGGGCTTGGGCTTTGCCACCCCTGCGGCTGCCACTTCACCGATGAGCCCCTCTGCCAGCTCATCCGCTTCGGCTGCCAACCCCTCGGCCTCCTCTGCCAACTCGTTGAGGGTGTTCTTGACACCGTGGGCCTTGGAGACGAGGACGCGGCCTTCGAGGTCGAGTGACTCGGCGAGGTCAGCTGTCATAAGGAGGAGGGTCTCCTCCAGCTCGGCGATGCGCTGCTCGGCTGTCACCGCGGCCGGCGGGGTTGCCGCCATGTGGAGCATGTGTGCCACGACGAGGGGCGGTACGGCGGAGACGACGGCGACGAGGATGGCCGAAGTTGCCATGTAGCCCCCGTCAATCAGGTGTGCCACAACCTGAGCTGACAGTGCCAGCCCGAGAGCGGCTCCGGCGCCGATGGTGGCAGTAATGCGGCCTGGGGCCTGGGCGCGACGGCGCACTTCGGAGATGACGGCGGCGCATGCGGCGTAAGCCGAGATGGACACCGGCATGAGCCAGGTAATCCAGCCTTGCCAGCCTGCCAGTTGAGCCATGCGGATCTCTCCGGGCACGGACATGACGAGGGCAGCGACGAGGACGAGCGGACGACCACCAGTGAAGACGGAGCGGGCGTACCAGGGCATGTGCATCGAGGACATGGACTTGCCTTTCAGGTCTACCGGTGGCGGTCAGGCGGCCAGGGCTGCGCGGACAAGGGCGCGGCCCCGCGTGTTGGTGTCGGCGGCCTCGTCGACCTGGGGTGCAGGCATGTCGGTGCCAGCGCCGAGGAAGGCGGCGGCGCGGTCGAGCTCGTCACGGCAGGCGCCGCACACGGTGCCTCGGCGGCCGAGCGGGAAGGGTGCGCGGCAGACCTCGCAGCGGGCGCGGGTGTCCGGGGCGGGCTTCGGCTTCGGCTGCGGCCGGGCGGGCATCTGGTTCTTCAGCCGGTAGGAGATGAGCGCGGCGGCGCTGTCGACCTGCTCAGGAAGTCGGGTGGTCAATGCGTTGGCGATCTTCAGGGTGCTGTGACCCTCGGCGAGCCAGGCAACGGCGAGCGGGGCCAGGCGGAGCACCTCGGCCGTGCTGAGCTTCAGGCGCCGGTCGGCCTCACAGAGCTTGGCGAGCATCTGGGCGGCGCGGCCGGTTTCGGCGTCAGCCGGGTCGTGGTTGGAGTTGGATTCGTCCTCCTCCTGACGGGCCTCGGCCTGCTCGCTGCCTTCGCGGCCAGCGGCGGAGGGGTTGGGGAGGAGGTTCTTCTCCTGGTTCTTCTCTCTCTTGGGAGAGGCGCCGACGGTCCGGATGCCCGGTTCACCGACGGTCGGGATGTGGTCAGTCGGAAGATCGGTGACGTGGGTCTCCGTCTGCCAGCGGCCGGTGTCCGGGTCCTGGTAGCGGTCGCGGCGAAGGTAGCCAGCGGCTTCGAGTTGACGGAACGCCTTGGCTACAGCCTGCCGGCCTTCCTCGACGTCGCTGGTGACGCTCTCCACGGTGACCTTGGTCTGGTCGGGGAGCGACAGGAGCAGGACCAGGAGCCCGCGGGCGACCAGGGACAGCTTCTTGTGCCTGGCGGCTCGGTTCGGCACCACCACGAAGGCGTTCGCGTGCCGGTTACGATGCACTCGCATCGAGAGACAACCCCTCTCGGTGTCGGCCCCGGCGAGGTGTTCCCGCACCTGCGACCCGGGGCCGTTTTCTTTCGACGCTGCGCAACCTACGCGATGCTTTGACTCACTGTCCAGCATGACGACTCGTGAGCCAAGATCTTGCCATGAGGTGTGGCGGGCGTCACTCGCTGCTCGTTTCCGGAACTGGGCCCTCGCTCCGTATATATAGGTAGAGGCTTGAGTGAATTTGATTTCCTTGCCCATTGGGGCCCCTCCGGGGCCCACAGATCGAATCCTCTTCGCCGCTGCGACTTTCTCTGTTGGCCCCTTCGGGGCCCCTCGGAGAAGACCTTCGCCGCTGCTCTCTTCCTTGAGGGAAGTCAAGTAATAGGGAGGGCAATTGGCTTGGTCTACTTCGAGTCGAAGGGAACGCCTGCCCGCGAATTGGGCTCAGATCCGACGCCGCGTCCTCTATCGCGACGGCCATCAGTGCACAGCCAGAGACCAATACGGCGTGCGGTGTGCCGAGCATGCCACCGACGTGGACCACATTCGACCCGGTGACGACCATCGAGAAGCCAACCTGACATCGCTCTGCGGGTGGCATCACCGGGTCAAGTCCTCCCGAGAGGGAGCAGCGGCCAAGGCTGCCGTACGACGACGCCAGAACCGCAGATTCCGCAGGACCGAGACACATCCCGGCCTGCTGTAAGCGCGCAGAGCTCCGGGCTTCAAGCCTGTCGAGCCGCGCCGGCCCCCGAGGTTCTCCCCTCCCTCGGGGGCCCATGACCTGGAAGGAGGTGGGCGAGATCCCCGGCCCCGTACCAAACCGGGAGGCGGATCTCGCCCGCCCCCGAGAGCGCAAGGGCAGCGATGTCCAGCCCGTCACCAAGGGCACGCTACGAGAAGTCAAGATCCCGAATGCAGACCGCGAGTGGCATCCGATCGCTCGCCGCCTGTGGTCTTCCCTGAAGACCAGCGGGCAAGCCGACTTCTACCAAAACAGCGATTGGGCTTTTGCCTACTCGCTGTGCGAAGACCTGAGCTTTTACAAGAAGAGCGGCAAGCGAAGCGGTCAGATGCTTCAGACGATCTACTCAGCGTTCGAGCGACTCCTCGTCGCCGAGGGAGACAGGCGCCGCGTTCGGATCGAACTGCACGAGCCCGAGCCTGAGGAACAGTCCGCGGCTGTCCTCGCCATCGCCGACTACAGGCAGGATCTCGGGCTCTCTTGAGCGGCTGACCGGGGCGGCCTCAACAGGCCGCCCCCGGTGCGGCCCGTGCTACTGGGTCTTGCTTACATGCGTGACGGCACTCATACCAGCGCAAAAGGTGAAGGCGAGAGCACCCGCCCCGGAAGCCACGGCGGTGAACGGGGCCTGTCCGAGAGCGGCGAGGCCGATCCCAGTGACAAGCCCGACGATCACGGAAATCAGGGCGACAACGACAACGTGGTAGACGCGGTGGTCGCAGGTTGAGGTGGTTGCAGACAAGGAAGGCCCTCCCTACTCGGTTAGAGCGCCGTCACCTGGACCAGGGCAGGGGTTACCCCACCGCTCGATGCCAGTTACGGCGTCGCCGCCCAGCGGGCGTCGCAATAGGAGAGCGCCGGCCAGGCGCGCCTATTGAGACTCGGCCGCAGCGCCGTAGAGGTGAGCCATCTTCACGGATGCACCATGCCTTCCAAAGGTCTCGTCAACCGCATCCATAGTAGCCAACACCACTGACATCTGCACGAGTTGATCTGATGACTCGGGGGTGAGGTTCATCGCCGAACTGACCCCCGAGGAACTTGACGCTCTCGAACCGACCTTCCTGGGACCTACGTGGCTGCGGGAACAGGATGGCGCGTGGAAGCTCCCAGCGCGCACACTCGGCTGGCAGATCGCCGGCTGGGCCGCCGAGTTCCTCAACGCCGAGGACGGCGGACCTTGGCGTTTCACGCGCGAGCAACTCCGCTTCGTCTTGTGGTGGTACGCGGTCGACGAGAACGGCCGCTTCATCTACCGCAAGGGTGTGTTGCAGAGGCTCAAGGGCTGGGGCAAGGACCCACTCTTGGCCGTGGTCTCGCTCGTTGAATTCGTCGGCCCGAGCCGCTTCTCACACTGGGGATCGGACGGTCAGCCGGTGGGCGTCCCTCACCCCCAGGCGTGGGTACAGATCGCGGCCGTCTCCCGCGACCAGACCCGCAACACCATGACTCTGATGCCGTCCCTGCTCTCGGACAAGATGATCGAGACGTACGGGATCAAGGCGGGCGCCGAGCTGATCCGTGCGAATGGCGGCCGGCAACGACTTGAGGCGGTCACCAGCTCCTTCCGCGCGTTGGAAGGTGGTCGTGTCACGTTCACGGTGCTCAACGAGACGCACCACTGGGTGACCGGCAACAACGGTGACCGCATGTACGAGACGATCGACGGTAACGCGACGAAGAAGGACTCGCGCTATCTGGCGATCACGAACGCGTACCTGCCAGGCGAAGACTCCGTGGCCGAGCGCATGCGCGAAGCCTTCGAGAAGATCCGCGAGGGCCGGGCCACGGACGTCGGCTTCATGTACGACTCGATCGAGGCGCACCCGGCAACTCCCCTGACACCAGAGGCAATCCGCATCGTCCTGCCGAAGATCCGTGGTGACGCAACTTGGTTGAGGATCGAGACGATCCTTCAGTCGATCCTCGACACGACGATCGCGCCCAGCCGCTCCCGGCGTATGTGGCTGAACCAGATCGTGGCCTCCGAGGACGCCCTGTTCGGGCCGGCCCAGTGGGATGTCTTGCGCGACGACGACAAGCAGCTCCAGCCCGGTGACGAGATCACACTCGGGTTCGACGGCGGTCTCCGCGACGACAGCACCTGCCTGATGGCACTGCGCGTCAGTGACATGTGCGCCTTCGTGCTGGGGTTGTGGGAGAAGCCGGACGGCCCGGCCGGCAAGGACTGGGAGGTGCCCCGCGCCCAGGTCGACTCGGCTGTGCACGACGCCTTCCGCATGTTCGAGGTGCAGGGCTTCTACGCCGACGTCGCGCTGTGGGAGTCGTACATCTCCGAGTGGTCGGAGGCGTACGGCGAGGGCCTGGCCGTGAAGGCGCCCGGCAAGGACGCGATCGGCTGGGACATGAGGACCAGCCTCAAGGCGTCGACCCTGGCGAACGAGCGCCTCATGCGCACGATCTTCGACCGGAAGCTGGTACACGACGGCGACCTCAAGCTGCGCCGGCATGTGCTCAACGCCCGGCGCCGGACGAACAACTACGGGGTGAGCTTCGGCAAGGAAAGCCGCGACTCCCCCAAGAAGGTCGACGCGTACGCGGCCCTGATGCTCGCGCACGAGGCCCTGTTCGATCTCCGCGCCCGCGGCCGGAAGGTCCGCAAGCGGACCGGCCGGGGCTTTTTCCTTTGACCGATTGCGAGATCTCAGCAAGGTGGTGTTACTTGGCTGCCTCCGTGTCGCCTGCCGCACTCGCGCGGCAGCTCCTCGCCATCCTGAACCGGGACGGCGACCGCCTGAAGAGGATCGACGACTACCTCCACGGCCGCCATGACGACCCGTACATGCCGCCGCAGGCGGACGACGAGTACCGGCTCCTCGCGCGGCGCGCGGTCTCGAACTGGATGCCCCTGCTCGTCGGCACGCCGGCCCAGGCCCTGTACGTCGATGGGTTCCGTCCGGGCAGCACCGCCGAAGGGCTGCCGGCCGAGGTCGAGACGACCTCGCCGGAATGGGAGCACTGGCAGCGGTCGCGTCTCGACGCTCGCCAGGCCGCCGTCTATCGCGGGGCTCTGGCGTACGGCCACGCCTTCACCGCCACCGAGCGGGACGACAAAGACGGGTTGGTTCGCACGAAGGGGCTGTCCGCGCAGCGGACGGCTGCGCTGTACGAAGACCCGGCGAACGACGACACTCCACACGCAGCGCTGACGGTCACGGCCTGGCCGTCGGGCGATACGCGGGGCAAGGCGCGTATGTGGGATGCCGCGCATGAGTACGCCGTGACGTTCCGCAGTCTGGACGACGAGAAGAGCACCACGGTCATCCGGCTGCGGAGGCACGGCTCGTCAGAATGTCCGGTGACCCGGTTCGCGTCCCTCGTCGACCTTGAGGGACGCACGCTCGGCGTGATCGAACCGATGATCGCCCTGCAAAACCGAATCAATCAGACCATCTTCGACCTGCTCGTGGCGCAGACGTACGCCTCGGTGAAGGTGCGGACAGCCACGGGGATGGCACCGCCCATACAGCGCGATCCCGAAACGGGTGAGCCGGTCCTCGACGAGCAGGGCAACCCCATTCCCCTGCCGATCAACCACAACGCACGCAGGTTCCTCTTCGCCGAGGACCCGGACGTGAAGTTCGGCAGCCTCGACGAGACCCCGCTCGGCGGGTTCATCGACAGCGTGGACATGTCCATCAGGCACCTGGCCGCAGTCAGCCAGACCCCGCCGCACCACCTACTCGGCCAGATTGCGAATCTGTCGGCCGAGGCCCTGCTCGCTGCGGAGACCGCCCTGTCACGCAAGATCGCGGAGTTCCGTACGGCCTTCGGGGAGAGCTGGGAGAGAGTGTTCCGCCTGGCCGCCGAACTGTCCGGCCACTCCGCCGCGGACTTCAAGGGCGAGGTCATCTGGCGCGACATGGAGTCGCGTTCCCTGGCTCAAGCCGCCGATGCACTCGGCAAGCTCCGCGAGCAGCTCGGCATCCCGGCCCGTGGCCTGTGGCGACGGGTTCCCGGCGTTACGCAGACAGAGCTTGAGGACTGGGAGCAGAAGGCCGAAGAGGACGACTCTGTAGGGCAGTTGGCCGCCGCGCTGACCCGCGCCACGCCTGACGTCCCGGCCGCGTCTGCGGGGGCTGCGGCATGACCGGTGTGGCACGGCAAGCGGAGACCGATCGGGCATCAGCGGCCTTCCACGCGGCGCTGAGCCAGATCGGCGCGAAGACGACGGCCGAGGCACTGTCCCTGTGGAACGAGGTCCCGGCCTCGCAGCGCGCGGCAACGGCGTCGGGGTGGCTGCGGAAGGCGATCACGCTGGTGATGTCGAGGCGGCGCATGTCCCGCGATCTGGCACGGGCGTACTACCGCCTCGCTCGTGCTCTTCAGACGGGCCGCACCGTCGCCGACCCGTACCACCCGGAGCCGACGCACGTCACGCTCGGCGACCTCCGGCGGGAGTTCGCCGCGCTGGCCGGCACCTATTCACCCGGCAACGATCAGGCGGGCGGGGCCGCGACCGGCGAGTCCGGGGAAGCCCCGTCCGCCCGTGATGACGAGTCCAGCCCCTCCGATCAGGACGCCCCGGCGGCGCCCAAGGTCGACGACGGTCCGGAGCTTGACGACAGAGACGACGACTGGGAGAGGGTGCTCGTCGAGGAGCTCGACGGACTCCGCGAGGAAGAGGAGCGCATCGAGCGGGAGGCGGAGGAGGAACTCCGCACGGTCCTGGATGCGCTCGGCCCACAGAACCTCGACCGGCGGCTGTCCCAGGTCGACGACGAGCAGGCCGCGAAGGACGCCGATCGCCAGCGCGCCGAGGCTCACCGCCAGGCGGGTGCCCAACAGGCGGCAGCCGCCAGCCGAGTTGCGATGAACGGTGGCCGGTCAACGACGTGGAACCACATGCGGCGTGATCGCCGCTCACTCGGGTACGTTCGGCTGTCGCGCACGGGGACGCCGTGCGGCTGGTGCGCGATGCTGATCAGCCGAGGCCCGGTCTACAAGAGCCGCGAGTCCGCCACCTTCGCGGACGGCGACCGCTATCACGACAACTGCCACTGCTACGCGATGCCGGTCTTCTCCTGGCAGCAGTACGGCTCATCCGAGCTGTTCGCCCTGTCCCGCGAGTACGAGGCCCTGTGGCCCAAGGTCACCCGAGGACTCAACGGCAAAGCCGCGGTGAGCGCCTGGCGGCGCTTCATCCGCCAGAAGCAGCGCGAAGCACACAAGGCCGTAGCCCAGGAGGCGCGGCGATCCACGACCACAGCCCAGGAGGCGTGACCCGTGTCCGAACAGACCTCTGCCCCGACCGATGAGCAGACCAACGAGAACGAGCAGCCCCAGGACGAATCACGCTCCTCGGAGCCGCAGGCCGGCGCATCGGAAGGCGACCTCCCCGAGTGGGCTCGCAAGGAGCTGACCAAGGTGCGCGGCGAGGCTGCCTCCTACCGCACTCGCCTCCGCGACGCCGAAGCAAAGCTCTCCGAAGCCAAGTCGCCGGAGGAGTTCGAAGCCGCGCTCAATGAGTTGCAGGCAAAGAACGCCGAGCTGGAGCACTCACTGACGGCCAGCAGCGTGGCGCGGAAGCATAACCTGCCCGATGAATTGGCCGCGCGCCTGCGTGGCTCGACGGTCGAGGAGCTGGAGGCCGACGCACGAGCCCTCGCGGTCCTTCTCGCGCCCAAGACCCCAGAGTCCCTCGGCGGCGGACTGAGCCCGTCCGACGATGACGACGGCGAGATGGATCCGCGCAAGTTGGCGCGACGATTCCGACGCTTCTGATCATTTTCGTGTCGTCGCAGCTCCAAAATTCTTGATGCGGCTTACCTCAACGCTGGCCACTGTGGCATCCAACTCCTCAAGAAGCTTTCGGATCTCTTCCTTGTGAGCTTCGGAGGTGTGAGGGTATCGGAGAGATTTCTCCAATGTCTTGCGGGCACGCCGAATCTGCCATTGTTCGACATACCAATCTACCTGGGCTTTCAGGGCAAGGAGAATCCCACCAGAGACCACAGAGATCACCGGTGCGGCATAAACCAACAATCGCCCCGTGGGTGTATCCAGGCCAATGGATTGAGCGATGTATACCACTCCGGCTCCGCCGCCAACTCCCCCCAGCCCGGCGTTGATTGAGCCCGCCGACGTTGTTCGGGGCCGTCCTCGATTTGAGACTGAGCGGCGCACCGTCGGACTTCCCTCAGCCATCTTTCCTGCCAAGCGCCTGACGCAGTTCGACGTAACGGCGAACGAACTCCTGGGCGCGGTCTTCCTTCAACAAAGGCAATACCCGGGTCACCAGAACAGACACCAAGCTGGTTACAAAGCTCGTAGCGCCCCCTAGCGCTATCACGAACCAGAGGTCATTAACGTCCACTCGCGCAGCGTAACGCAGTGCCTCCTGGCTGACAGCCCAATCCTTCAATTGCCAACTGGTTTCTTTCCATCCCAAACCCGAACAAGTTGCCCCGGACCCAGCTCCGCGGGCCGACGCACGCCCGGAGGTAGCCCTTTTGCCCACCGCTCAGCATCAGGTAGTTAAGCCACAGAAGCTCGTGAATGCCGCCGTCGGGATGCTCGAACAGGAGCTTCTCGTCCCGTCTCTTTTTCAGAAGCACGGCATCGACCAGTTCAAGGGTGCCGACAACGACACCATCAGCATGAAGGTGGAAGGCATCCTGCCCTTCCACGACTACGCATGGCGCAACGACCGTAGCCAGCCGATTCAGTTTGACGAGTACAGCGAGCGCAAGATCGCCGTATCGTTCGGCGGTAACTCGTACAGCGCGGTCAAGCTGACGGATGAACAGAACGACTTCGACATCGATCAGTGGTCGAAGCTGCTCCGGCCGCAGGTCAAGGCGGTCTCGCGCGGCCTTCAGCGCCGGGCCGTGAAGACCCTCACCGGCCAGAAGTACAACGTCACCATCGGTGGCGCGGGTCAGAACCTGCGCTCCGCCCTCATTGAGGCCCGGCGTGTCCTGAACGCCTTCCACGCGCCCAAGGAGGGTCGATACCTCCTCGTCGGCAGCGACTTCGAGTCAGCCCTCCTCAACGACGACAAGCTCAACCTCGCGCAGAACGTCGGTGACTCCGAAGCGGAATCCGCGCTTCGCACCGCAAGCCTTGGAGAGCGATTCGGTTTCCGGATCGTGGTCGACCAGACGATTCCCGCCGACGCGGCCTACGCGTTCGCCAGCAGCGGCTTCATCTTCCTGTCCGGCGCCCCGTCCGTTCCGCAGTCGGTTCCGTACGGCGCGACGACCAGCTTCGAGGGAATCGCGCTCCGGTGGATTCGCGACTACGACTCGATGTATCTCCAGGACCGCTCGGTCGTGAACGTCTACAACGGCTTCCGGAGCGTCACGGACATTCTCGTTGGCTGGGACGAGGCCGCCGAGAAGGAGATCATCAGCTCCCAGGAGCACTTCGTGCGCGGCATCAAGCTCACGCTCGACGGCAAGAGCGTCTACCCCGAGGCCGCATCCGAGCTCGCCAAGATCACAGGTGTCTCCGACTCCAAGGTCTGGACTCCGATCCGTCCGAAGCCGGTGGACGACCCCGCCAACGGCTGAACCTCGCCTGGTTGGGGCCGGCGCACACGGGCGCCGGCCCCCTCTCCGCGTGCCTGAAAGGAGGTTGACGCATGGCGTACGCGACGCTCGACGAGCTGAAGGGCCGCCTTGACTGGGAGCTGGACGAGGATGAGGTTCGGATCGCGGGAGGCGCTCTGCAGGACGCCTCAGACCTGGCGGCCACGTACGGGCAGGACTGGCCGGAGGACACCGCGCCCCGGCTCGTGAAGACGCTCGTGCTGAAGTCCGCGGCGCGCTACATGCGCAATCCGAACGGCTACACACAGAGCCGGGCCGGGGACGAGACGCTCGCCTGGTCGGACGCGCACGGCCGAGACGCCGGCAGCGTCTACTTCACTCGCGAGGAGATCCGGCTCCTGGAGGAGCTTGCCGGTCGCCGACTCGGCCTGACCTCTGCCCCCATCACAGCGTGGGGAACGAAGCTCCGGCCCGGCCGAGCCACTGTCCCTGTCGACTACGGCGGCGACCCGTTCCCCTTGTTCGCGGACGAGGGGAGTCCCTGGTGAGCATCCAACGACGGCGCGGCCAGAAGGCGCGCGTGTGGCGAACGGTCGAAGTCGTCGACAATCGGGGAAACACCGTCGTCGTGGCCGACCCCGAAGGGCCCATCAAGGTCCGGGCGGCCTTCATTCCGCAACGCTCCTCCAAAGCCGAGGTCCCCGGCCAGCAGCAGATCAACGTCACTCGCATGATCGTCGATCCTCACCTTGAGGACGTCTCGCTGTGGTCGCGCGTCGAGTACGCGGGCCGCCAGTGGGACGTGGTGTCCCCGCCGGCCTACCACCACGGAGACCGCCGGACCCGGCACTGGTCCATTGACATTCGGGAGCGGCCCTGATGGCGACGGTCTACAGAAGCGTCGGCGGCCGGAAGCTGACCAAGCTGATCGCGCTCAACGACCGCGTTAAGGCGGAGTTGGAGGCTCGTACCTTCGAGATTGCGGTGCGTGCCGAGGAGATCCTCAAACAGCACCGTGCCGAGGGCCATGCCGAAATCCTCGTCGAGGAGGGGAAGACCGACAAGTACGTCATCCTCTCCGATGACCGAGGCCAGAAAGCGGCGATGTCCATCGAGTACGGCCGCCAGTCCACGGTGGTGGTGCGCGAGGACAAGCACGGCAACAAGTTCCTTGCTGTCGTGCCGGAGATGGATGGCCTCTACGTCCTTGCCACGGCCTCCAACCTTCCCAAGAAGCGGAAGGGCAAGGTGAAGCTCGACTAAGTGGCTGGCATACCTGACCGCATCAAGGCCCTCGCTGAGCTCTCCCCCGTCGAAGACCTTTTGCTCGCGATCCTTCGCAAAAGCCTTCCGGGTATCCGCGTGAAGTCGCTCGTCGACCACCACGAGAGCTTCCCTCTGGTGCTGGTCCGACGCGATCCATCATTCGGCGAGTGGGCGGCTGACACCCGCTTCACGGACTCCGCCCGGGTCGTCATCCACTGCTTCGCCGAAGATCCGAACGGTGACGAGGATGCCGCGATCCTCTCCGAGGCGGTCCGCGTCGTCCTCCGCGACGCCTGGCTCAAGCATCGAGTCGTGCCAGGCCGGGGCCACATCACCCGAGTCGACATGAACTCCGCCCCCCGGCGGGCCTCCGATTGGGCCACCGCCACAGGGCCGGTCCAGTACGCGGATCTCCCCACGGGCGTCTGGCGCTACGAGTCGATCTACGACATCCAGATCCGGAAGCCGCGGTCGCGCCCCTTTCCCCTCCCCCAGATTTCCCAGTAAGGAGTGCGCCCTTTGGCGCTGAACGACAACGCAACCCTGGTTGTCGGCTCTGGCAACTACCTGACCGCTCCGGTCGGTACCGCCATGCCTGACGACCTTCTGGTCCCCACCTCTCCGTGGCAGAACGTAGGCCACACCAGCCTTGAGGACGTCTTCGGAATCACCTCCGAAGGCGGTGAGGCGACCACCATCGGAAGCCTTCAGAACAAGTCCCTGCGCACCAAGTATTCGGCGCGTACGGAGACGATGACCTTCACCCTCCAGCAGTTCGACACCGCTGCCCTGAAGCTCTACTTCGGCGCCAACGCGCCAACGCTGCCGGATGGTTCGGTCGGTGTACCAGCTGACCCGGTGCCGACGCAGGCGGCGTTCCTGGCCATCTTCATTGACGGCGAGAACCACTTCGCGTTCTACGCACCCAAATCGGAGATCTACCGCAACGACGACATGTCCATCTCGGACACCGAGTCGCTGGCCGGCCTCCCACTCGGCGTGAAGCCGATGGTCCTCGGCAACAACACCTGGACCTACGCGGTCACACCGCTCGGCGGAACCGTTGCGACTGGCGCAGCAGCCGGTACTCCCGGCAGTTTCACTCCGGTCGGCGCCGTGGCGCCCGCGAACCTCGCCGACCTCGGCGCCGTGATCGCAACCCCATCGCGTACCTGGAGCAAGGGTCAGCACGTCGTGCTCGGCGACAGCTCCGACGCCTACTGGAACGGCGCCGCATGGGCGGCCGGCAAGGCCCCCGGCTCGGACTCCTGACTCCTTCCCCTTCAGTCACCCCACCCTTGAACTCCCGGAGGTCCGCTCCCCCATGGCTTCTTTCTCTCTCGACGACATCCGCAACGCGGCCGAGGCCAAGTACGGCAGCACCGACATCGAGATCGGCGGCGACACCGTCCGCCTGCTCAACCCGCTGCGCCTGGCCAAGGACGCCCGCACCAAGCTGTCCGCACTTCAGGACCACCTCGGTACCGACGGCGCCGATCAGGAGGAGCTTCTGTCGGAGGCGATCCGGCTGGTCGCCGAGCATCCGAAGGCCGCCGAGAAGCTGCTCGACGCCGTGAACGGCGACCTGGCGGTTCTCGCTGAGATCTTCGACCGGTACGGCAAGGGCACGCAGGCGGGGGAAGCCTCGGCCTCTGCCGTCTGATCGACGACTACGGCGAGGGCCTGTACGCGGACCTGTGCTACTACTACGGCGTTGATCTCGCCGATGTGATCGCAGGCCGCGGGCCCTCGCCCGCGCTCGTCCTCCTGCTCGTGCAGAGGTTGCCCGACACCTCCCTGACCGTCGCTCTCGCGTCCGGCGGCAGGGAGTTCTTCGGCTGGGGCCAGGACCGGCACCTGTGCGCCGACATCTACGACGCGTTGAACGCCAACACGCGGGCCACCGGCCAGTGGGGCAAGGGCAAGGCTCCGAAGATACCCGAGTTCCCCCGGCCGAAGGCTCAGACCAAGGCCAAGGCGAAGGCGCGGAAGCGGCCGATGTCGGTCGCCGAGATCTACAAGCAATTTCAGCGGAGGTAGCCCTTGGCAGCGGGGCAGATCATCGGCCGGGTAGCCGTCAAGGTTCTCCCCGACACGAACGACTTCCGCAAACGAGCGGAACGCGAACTCGATCGCATCGAGCAGCAGCTCGACAAGATCCGGGTCTCCACGAAGCTCGACATGTCCGGCCTCTCGCGAGAGCTCGTCGAGGAAATCCGGAAGATCAACAAGCGGAACCGGCGACTCGACGCTCGCAAGATCCGCTTCTACACCACGATCAGCACCGACGGCATGGCCACCGCCGTGCGGAACGCGGCCCGCGAGCTCCAGCATCGCGCCGACTCCCAGAAGATCGACTTCAAGGTCGACGACCTGAAGGCGGCCGGCAAGGTCGCGCTGGAGCTCGACCAGGAGTCCGCACAGAGGGTCAAGCACAAGCTCAAGGACTGGGCGGACGATCTGAGTCCGCTCAAGATCAAGGTGGAGCCCGATCTCGCCAACGGGACCGGGGCCCGGATCTCGGCCAGGCTTCAGGTGCTGACCCGCCCGCGCACCGTGCCGATCGTCCCGAAGCTGGACAACACCGCTGTCACCAAGGTCGCCACCGCGCTCGCCGCGCTCAGCGGGGCCAGAGTGCTCAACCGGATGTTCGAGCGGCTCAGCAACACGCTGAAGAACCTGGACAAGAACGTCCCCGTTATCGGCTCGCTGGCCCTGGCCATCGCGGGCCTGGCCGGTTGGGGGCTCTCGGCAGCCTCGAACCTCGCCGCGCTGTCCGCCTCCCTCGCGAAGATCGGCGCGGCGAGCCTGCTCCTGCCTGGCCTGCTCGGCGGCATGGCGGTCGGACTCGGCACCACCATCGCGGCCTTCCGCGACTTCAACAAGGTTCTGCCCGAGGTCAAGACCCAGCTCTCGGGGCTTCAGGACACCATCTCCGAGAACTTCTGGGCGAAGGCCGCGGCTCCCGTCAGGGAGATGGTCGACGAGCTCCTCCCGGAGTTCACGGCCGGTGTCGCCAAGACGGCCACCCAGCTCGGCGGCTTCTTCGGCGGTCTCGCCAAGTCCCTTCAGGGCGCACTCGATCCGGCCCTGAACCAGATGTTCACCGACCTCTCGGCGTCGATCACCATCGCGACGACGGGCACCGGGGCCTTCGCGAACATCATCGCGGTCCTGGGCAAGGTCGGGACCTCGTATCTCCCGCAGCTCGCCCAGTGGTTCGTCGACATCTCGAACCGCTTCTCGGACTTCCTCAGCGGTGCGGAGGCCGACGGCCGGCTCAAGGGCTGGATCGACGAGGGCATCGAGAACCTGAAGGATCTCGGCCGGGTGCTGTCCAACCTCGGCGGGATCTTCGCGGGCATCTCGCGGGCTGCTGAGGCGGCTGGTGGCTCCTCGCTCGGCATGATGGCCGACACCCTGGAACGTATCCACACCACTGTGGACAGTCCTGGGTTCCAGGAGGGGCTGACCGGCGTCTTCGTGGCCGCCCACGAGGCGATGAACCGGATCGCCACCATCTCGGGCCCCGCGGTAAAGAACCTGTTCAGCGAGTTCGGCCAGCTCGCAGAAACGATTCTTCCGCAGGTCGGCACGATCATCGGCACGGCGGTGGAGGCCATCGCCAGCGCGCTGGCACAGCCCGCGGTGACTGAGGGCGTCAAGGCCATGTTCACCGGCCTCCAGGCGGCCGTCTCCGCCCTCGCCCCGGCGATGGCCCCGCTCGGCCAGGCCCTGGGCGCGCTGATGCAGGTCATCGGCGCATTCGCCGCCATGCTCGGCCCGCTCATCGCTGCCGCGCTGGTGCCACTCGCCAACGCCTTCACGGCGCTGGCTCCGTCGATCATCCCGATCATCCAGCTTCTCGGCGGTGCGCTGACCCAGGCACTTCAGGCGGTCGCGCCGATCCTGGCGCAGCTCGTTCCGGTCGTGGGGCAGGCACTCGGCTCCGCGTTCCAGACGCTCAGCGGCGTCCTGCCGACCATCGCCACGGCGTTCGGCCAAATCCTTCAGGCCGTCGCCCCGGTAGTCGCGCAGCTGGTGAGCGCGCTGGCTCCGATCCTGCCGGTCATCGCGCAGCTCTTCGCGCAGATCTTCACAGCGGTCGCGCCCTTGATCTCCGCGCTGGCCGACGCGTTCGCGCCGATCCTGCCGGTGCTCTCTGAGGCACTCCAGCAGGTACTGACCGCGCTCCAGCCGATCATCGAGGTCGCGCTTCAGATCGTCACGGCGGTGATCAAGCCGCTCCTGCCGATGCTGAGCGAGGTTATCCAGTCGGTGCTTCCGCCGCTGGCTGATGCGATTCAGCGGCTGCTCGAAGCGCTCCAGCCGGTGTTTGACGCCCTGCTGAAGGTCGTCAACGTGCTGATGCCGGTGCTCGTTCCGGTCATCCAGTTCATCGTCGAGCTGCTCGCCAAGTCCCTGGTCGATGCGGTCAACGGCGTCGCGCTCGTCTTTGAGGGCCTCGTCGAGATCGTGAAGGGCGTCTGGGACACCATCGTCGGCGTCCTCAAGATCGCCTGGGGGCTGATCGAGGGGCTGTTCACCGGCAACTTCGACACCCTCAAGGAGGGCTGGTCGCAGTTCTGGTCCGGCATCTGGAGCTTCGTCAAGGGCATCTGGGACACGATCCTCGGCGCCTTCAAGACGTTCCTGAGCGTCGGCATCCTCGGCGCGGCCGGCAAGGGCCTGAAGGCCATCGGCGCGGCGTTCAAGTCGGGCTGGCAGGCCGTCAAGGGATTCGGCGAGGCCGCATGGACTGCGATCAAGTCGGGCTTCGGCTCTTTCGGCTCGTTCCTCGCGAACCTGGGCCGCTCGATGATGTCCCGTCTCGGCAACCTGTTCTCGGCCGGATGGTCGGCGATCAAGGACGTGGCCGGCAGGGCAATGTCCGCGCTCGGCCGCGCCATTTCCACCGGCATCACCGAGACGATCGGATTCGTCCGACAGCTGCCTGGCAAGGCCAAGGACGCGCTGAGCAACCTCGGTTCGACGCTCGTCGGCGCCGGTAAGGCACTGATCCGCGGCCTCATCGACGGCATCAAGTCGATGTTCGGCGCGGTCAAGAACAAGCTCGGCGAGCTGACGTCGAAGCTGACCGACTGGAAGGGGCCGGCGCCGAAGGACGCCGTGCTCCTCTACGACGCCGGCCGGCTGATCATCAAGGGCCTGGTCAAGGGCTTGGAGTCTGAGTTCGACAGCGTCAAGGCGGCGCTTACCGACCTCACTGCGAAGATCCCAGCGAACGCCAGCCTGGGCCTGAAGGACCGGATCAACAAGGATCGAACCCAGCTTCTGAAGCTGGCGGCCCAGTGGGATGGCGGAGCCAAACAACTCGAAGCCGCCCGCGACAAGTTGGACCGACTCCGCCAGGAGGCCGCCGACTACGCGACCCGCGTCACGGACAGGATCATCGACACGGGCAACGTGACCCGCTTTGAGAACTCCTCGTTCGCGGGCATCGTCTCGGGTCTGCAAACGGCCGTCGAGCAGACCAAGCGGTTCGCGAAGGCGCTGGCCGACCTCAAGGCCAAGGGCCTGGGCCAGACGGCCATCGACCAGATAGCCAGCGCCGGGCCAGAGGCCGGGCTCGCCGCAGCCGAGTCGATCGCGGCGGCCGGCAAGGAGGGCATCGCCGAGATCAACCGTCTGCAAGTCGAACTCGCCAAGTACGCGGGCCAGGCCGGGAAGACGGCCTCGGATGCGATGTACGCCAACGGCATCGCCATGGCCGAGGGTCTCGTCAAGGGCCTAGAGGCGAACCAGAAGTCCATCGAGAAGCAGATGCTCAAGATCGCCGACGCCATGGTGTCGACGATCAAGAAGAGCCTCGGCATCCACTCCCCCAGCAAGGTCTTCGCCAAGCTGGGCGGATTCGTCGGCCAGGGGTTCGCCAAGGGCATCGAAGGCGAGTCCGATCGCGTAGCCAAGGCCGTTGACGCCATCACAGCCCGACCGAGCTCCGCGGACTACGCCAGCGCCGCCCGGTCCACCTCTGCCGCGGTGGCCGCCGGCCTCGGCGCCAACTCAGGCGGGGGCGCAACGAAAATCCTCAACTACTACGCGGCTCCGGGCACTTCGTCACTCAGCTCCGAAGAGGAGCTGTTCGCCGCAGCCCGCCGCGCACGAATGGTGGGATGGTAAGTAACCGCACTTCTCCTTGAAACCGAACGAGACACGCTCGACCTGAACGGGGTGGCACGCCAGGGTTCCGGCTTCCAGGCCACGGCAGGGATGACCGGGCTCGGCCTGCCCTCCGTCTCCGCTCAGTGGCTCGAAAGCGCCGGGGACGGCAGCCGTTTCCGAGGACAGCGGGTCCTCTCCCGAGATCTCGATGTCCCGCTCGACATCGTGGGCCGGGACCGTGAACACCTGCGGACGCTGATATCCCGGCTCGCGCGGGCAGTGGCGGGCGAGTGCACGCTCGTCCTGCTCGACGACGAAGGTGTGCGATGGTCCACCTCCGTCTACCGGACCGGCGGCGGCGACATCGAACTCAGCTCGGGCAACGACCTGCAAACGGTGCTGTCCTTCCGTGCACCCGACCCCTACTTCACCGCAAGCACCGTCGCCACTCAGGTCGTCGGCGGTGACGCCGAGGCCAACCCGTTCCTGTCCTCGCTGACGGCCCTGCCTTTGGCGGCGTCCCAGGCAATCGGGGAAATCCAGCTCGACAACGTGGGCGACGCGGACGCCTACCCGGTATGGGAGGTCTACGGGCCCGGCCATGACCTGACAGTGAAGTCGCCCACGGGCGAGTCACTCCGCTGGACCGGGACACTCGGCGCCACGGAGAAGCTCGTCCTGGACACCCGCACCGGAACAGTCAAAGACGGCACGGGCGCGAACCGGTACTCCCTGCTCGCGCCCGCGCCCCGCTTCTGGACCGTGCCACCCGGTATCTCGACCGCGTACGTCAGTCTCCTCGACACCACCGCGGCCTCAAAGATCGTGTGCCGGTGGCGTCCACGCCGATGGATGGTGATCTGAACTGAAGTTGGAAGACCTCACCGTCGAAGTACGGGATCGGGAGCTCACCAGGTTGGGCCTGATCCGGCCCGAGGAGCTGGCATTGGAGCTGACCGACACCTTCAACAACGTCGGTACCTGGAAGGCCACGCTTCCCACCGAGCACCCCCTTGCTGACACTCTCCGTCTCCCGGGGGCGGGACTGATCATCACCGGTCCCGGCGACGTGCTGATGTCCGGGCCGGTCACGTCGTCGGAATACGCGGCAACTCCCGAAGATCTGCACGGCTCCATCGTCTTCGAAGGCGTCTCGGACTCGGTGATCCTCTCCGACATGCTCGCCTGGCCCGAGCCGTCGAACCCCGATGTGACAACACAGCGCGTCGGGCACGACGAGCGCACCGGCCCGGCCGAAACCCTCATGCACGCGTACGTCGCAGCCAACTGCGGCCCGCTCGCACCACCCGCCCGGCGCCGGGCCAAACTGGTAACGGGAGTCGACCAGGGCCGCGGGCCGACTCTCTCCAAGAGCGCTCGGTTCCCCACCCTCGGGGAACTGCTGAACGCCATCGCGGTCGTGGCCGACCTCGGATTTCGCATCGTCCAGCGCGAAGACCAGCTCGTGTTCGAGACGTACCAGGTCGCGGACCGCACCAAGGAGGTCCGGCTCGACGTACTCGCCGGCAACCTCGCCGGGCAGCGTGTCACCGTATCCACGCCCGGGGTTACCCGCGTGATCGTGGCCGGCCAAGGCGAGCAGGAAGACCGGACCTTCGTGCCCGTCGACACCGCGACTTCGGTCGACGCCGAGGGTGTCTGGGGCCGCCGTATCGAGCGGTTCGTTGACCAGCGCAACACCAACAACCCCGACGAGCTCAAGCAGGCCGGCAACGAAGTGCTGGCAGACGAGGGCTTCACCGGCACCGCCGTACAGGCTGTACCAGCGGCGGACGACGCCGCCGAGTTCGGAAAGGACTGGGGACTCGGCGACCGCGTGACTGTCATCGCAGGCGGCCAGGAACTGACCGCCCCTGTAACCGGGATGGTGATCAAGGCCGACAACCAGGGCTTCACAGCTGGGGCCCTGCTGGGCGACCCCACCGGCTTCGATCCGCTCGCCGCCTCCGCTCAGCGCACTCAGACGAGCGAGCGGCGGATCTCGGCGCTGGAACGCACCGCGGAAGGCGGCGCTGACCCGACCAGTCACGTCATGACCCTGATGGGAGCGTGGTAGTCCTGCCCAGCACACCCAAGGCGTTCTACCGGGGCACCGTCCCCTCGAACTGGACGGACGTCTACACAGCACCCGCGTCCGGCCTGGCCGTTGTGACCAGCATCGTCGCCAGCAACCCAGGGGGGACCGCCGCCAACGTCAGTGTGCACTTCGGCGACGTCGTCCTGCTTCCCGGCGTGGGCATCCCACCGTCCGGCGTTCTCACCCTCGATGTTCGCCAAGTCCTCAATGCAGGCGAACTCATCAACGTGCGCGGCTCAGGAGCCCTTGCACACCTGCATATCAGTGGCGCGGAGGTGAGCTGATGGCACTCAGCGTCTGGCCCGACCCGAGAGACTCCGGAATCGTCGGCCCCACCGGGCCAACTGGCCCGCAGGGACCGAAGGGCGACACAGGCCCGGCAGGGCCGCAGGGACCGAAGGGTGACGCAGGTGCCACCGGGCCGCAGGGACCGAAAGGCGACGCGGGAGCCAACGGCCCTCAAGGGCCCAAGGGTGATCCAGGTTCGGTGAACACGGTCAACGGCAAGAGCGGCCCCGACATCACGCTGAACGCCTCCGACGTATTCGCCATCCCCTCGTCGTACCAAGGCGCCCCCAACGGCGTCGCTTCGCTGGACGCGGCCGGGAAGATCCCCCTCGCCCAGCTCCCGGACGTATTTCTCCCTTCCGACCTCGGCCTGAAGGCGTGGTCCTTCGACCCAGCGATCGGCGCCTCGGACCTCAAGTACCCCTCTTCCGGCTCTCTGCGCATCACAGCAGTACCGATCCATGCGACGACCATCGTCTCCAAGATCGTCTGGCACTTCTTCGGCTACGCCGGAGGTCTCCTCCCGGGCTCAAATGCCGGGATCTTCAACGCCGCCGGCGCGCGGCTGGCCCAGGTTGGCGACATGACCGGCACCACGAAGGTCCCCGGCGTGCACAACGTGGGTGGCGAGACGGTCGCCGCACCGCTCACCGCAAGCATCTCCTTGACGCCCGGCATCTACTACGTGGCCTGGTGGTTCAAGTACACCGCGAGCCCCATCGATGGCCCCGCCATGCTCGTCGCCGACTCTGCCGCGCCCAGCCCGCCAGGCAAGTTCGGCCTCAATGGCGTGCACCGCTACGGCGTCATCTCATCGGTGCCCAGCTTCCCGAGCACGCTCAACTTCAACGCCTTCGGGGGCGGCCCGAATCGCTTCTGGGCCGCCCTCGCGTGACGACAAGGACCCTCCTTTGGCAAAAAGCTCCTACCCGTTCGACAGCCAGGCCACCACGGAATCCCAGTACAGCCGTCTCTTCCGCGAGCTCCAGGACAGCGGTGTCGTCGGCTCGGCGGACGGCCCCGATCTGAAGGTCACCGCGGACGGCTCCGGTATGAAGGTCTTCGTCCAGCCTGGCTTCGCCATCATCCGCGGCCACGCGTTCTTCTCCACTGCGGCGGAGAGCCTGAACATCGCTGCGGCCGACAGCGCCGAGCGGCGGGACCGCATCGTCCTACGCCTTGATCCGGCCGCAAACCGCATCGACCTCGCCGTTCTCAAGGGCGTGCCCGGCGGCGACGCGATCGGAGCAACCCAGACCGACACCGACATCTTCGAACTGTCCCTCGGCCTGGTACGCGTCTCCCCCGGCAGCACGAACATCTCGGCGAACGCCGTGATCGACGGACGGCGATACTGCGGATCACGCATCGGGACGTGGACCACGAACACCCGGCCCACCACGCCACGCGTGAGCCAGCTCGGCTTCAACCGCACCGCGAAGGCGTGGGAATACTGGGACGGCACCAACTGGACTGACTTGGCACCCACAGTCACGTGGTCGAACATCTCAGGACGGCCAGCGACGTTCGCCCCGGCCCCGCACTCCCACGCGTGGGACGAGATAGCCGAAAAGCCGGGCACGTTCCCTCCCGCCGGCCACGCGCACGACTGGAACAGCGTCACCGGCAAGCCCGGCTCTTACCCGCCCTCGTCGCACTCCCACTCCTGGGCGTCGATCACCGGCAAGCCGGGCACGTTTCCGCCGTCGGGCCACTCTCACTCGTCGTACCTGCAAGCCGGGGACACGATCGCATGGGCCAACGGCTCGAAACAGCCACACAGTCGTGGCGTCTCGGGCTCCGGCACGTACTACGCCGTGTGGGTTCGTGGTGACGGCGGCTTCTGCCGGAACACCTCCTCGATCCGCTTCAAGGAGAACGTCCGGGACTACGAGATCGTCCCCGATGACGTGCTCGCCCTGCGTCCGGTTGTCTACGACCGGAAACCGGAGGACGGTCAGCCCGGCCAGAAGAACGAGGTCGGCCTGATCGCGGAAGAGGTCGAGAAAACCCTCCCGTGGGTCGTGAACTACCTGGACGGCGAGGTCGACGGTCTCCGGTACGACCTCCTTGGCGTCGCGCTCCTGTCCGTCGTACAGGACCAAGAACAGCGCATCAAAGAACTGGAGGCCCGGATGAAGGGCACTCCGCGTGACGATTGAGCGAGCATCTTGGGCTCGACCGATCCGGGCCGCCACGGCCCGGATCGGTCTTGCCGAACCTACCGGAGAAGTCAGTGCGCTTCCGTCACGATGGCCGTGGTCTGGTCAGGGCGAGCCCGCCGGGTGTCGGCGGTATTTGCGATCTGGCACTTGCCTACGTAGCGGGCGTCTGACGCCGTCATCTGCTTGAAGAAGCTCGACAGGCAGGCAGCCTCGGACTGGGTGCCGAGGTAGTTGGGGTGGAGAGACTCCTGATTCTTCTGAGCATTCGTGGTACCCAGGTGAGTCTTGAGGGGGTTGAGGTTATCAACCCAGCGCATCCACTCCAACTGATCGGCGCCGTACACGCCCTCGGCGCGTCGTCGCGTCCCCTTTCGAGTATCCACCTGGAGATTAGCGTTCTTGTGACCCAACTCGTGCCCCTGGAACGCCTCTGTCGGATCGAGATAGTTGACTGATGCGTTAGCAGCAGCCTTACTGAGGGCTTCATTCAGGTTTTGGTTTACCTGCTGGAGCAGATCCACAGAGTCGTCGTCGAAGGGGTACCCCAGTTTCTTGTAACGGACATAGGGAGGAGTACCCGAAGTCGGGCGAATATCCTCCTTCTTCGCGATCGGACGCGGATACCCCTGAAGGATAATCCGCGGCGTGGGCTTTTTCTTCCTCTCGAAGGTTTCCTTCACCTTGACGAGGACCTTTTCAACCTTCGCCGTAACGTCTGAATACGCCTTGGCGTCAGGCTTCGCCAAGGGATTCGATGATTCGCAGTTGCCGCCAGCCAGCGGATAGAAGAAGTACCTCTTGGCGCACGTCTTCACCAGACCAGCGAGCTTCAGGTCATTACCTCCGACCGACACCACCACCGTGTCCACATCAGCCGACTCCAGCAGCGAATCGAGCTGCTGGATCTGCGGCTCCTCACCCTTGTGCTTCTTGGTGAGGATGTCGTCGGTGGTAGCACCGGAACACGCGAGGTTCCGCGTCTGCCCCGCGTGGCCGATGTCGGCCACCTGGATCTCTGCCGCGTCCGACCTGTGACACCCCGGTGTGTGGGTCTTACCTGGCTCCTTCGAGGTGAAGGTGCCGCCCGGGAAAATGTCATCCCGAGACTTCCCGCTGAAGAGGTCAGGGTCCTTCTCCATCCAGCCGGGAATGGAGAGCTTGTTCTCCCTATTCGTCACGCCGCTACCACCGTCTTCATCAAGGGAGTTACCGAACCATCGGGCCCCTTCCCCCGCAATGTACGAGTCCCCTAGGGAAACCGCCAATGCCTTACCGGTGTCCTCAACGTGCGCACTACTGCCAGCCGCCTGAACCGGAGAAGCGATAAGGGCGGAGGAGACAGCCGAGCCGATAAGCAGCACGCACCAACTCCGCGCACTCATACCGACTTTGTTGAAACGCAAGCCCATGGCAAACCTCTCTGAGAGCAGTGAAGGTACCCATGCCTGCCGCACAGGCCCGTTGAGTAGTGCCGACATGCGCACTCCACGGGATGGAACTTGGCTTGCGAACAATCAAACGAAACGCATATCTCCTGATGTGAAGGGGGGTAGATGCGGAGCGCGCCGGCTGCACGTGCGCCCCTTGGTTTCCCTCACCTACGCACTCTCGACAAAATTACGTCATCGATGTGCCCAATTCGTCGATGTGACGATCGCTTTCGTCGGTGTTCTGGTCGTCCTCCATCACCAAAGGGCGCAACCACGTCAAGAAAGCCCGCTACCAAGTCGCCAACACTCATTCGACGAACCCCCGCGACGACGTGGACCGCGTCATCGAAAGTCTCGGCCGCGTCCTCGACGGCCAGGAGCAGCACACCGAGGAACTGACCTTCCTACGCCGCGAGATCGCGCACGAACGAGTTGAGCGCCTCGCCGTCGCCGAACGCCTCGACAACCACCTGGCCGACGACAACTGACCAACCCAGCAGGGCCCCTTCTCCGCACCGGAGAGGGGGCCTTCGCCATGCCCAAAGGAGCACACAGCACATGGGCGATGCCCAGAAGATCATCAACACAGCAAAGGCTGAAGTGGGCTACCACGAAGGCCGCTCGAACGGCCACTGGAACAACTGGCAGAAGTACAGTCCGGCCGTCCCCGGCCTGGAGTGGAGCCAGAACCAGGCATGGTGCGCGACATTCATCTCCTGGTGCGCGATGAAGGCTGGACTCGCCGGCCTCTACCCGCGCACCGCATCGTGCGCGACTGGCGTCGCCTGGTTCAAGGCGCGCAACCGCTTCTCGGAGTACCCGGCCGTAGGCGCCCAGGTCTTTTTCGGTCCGGGCGGCGGATCGCACACCGGGCTCGTGTACGCCTTCGACGGCGACTTCGTCTACACGGTCGAAGGCAACACCAACGGGGACGGTTCGGCCGAGGGCGACGGCGTGTACCTGAAGAAACGCCAGCGCCGCAGCTCGTACGTGTACGGCTACGGCTACCCGGCCTTCGCGGAGGGCGTCGACTCAGCGGCCCCGGCCTGGAAGGACAAGAAGCCGACCGCGGCAAAGCCGAGTACGGCGATCGTGTCACTGGCGTCCGGGGTGAAGCCGGGAGTCCGCCATCCCCAGGTGCGGGAGCTTCAGCGCCTTCTGATCGCGGCGGGCTACGGCCCGATCAGGGGCGCGGTCACGGACTACTACGGGGCCAACACCCAGGCGGCCGTGAACCGCTTCCACCTCAAGAATCCGCAGTACATGAGCAGGGGCACCACCTACGACCCGGCGATCGGCAATGCCGGGTTCATAGGGCTCCAGAAGCAGGCAGGTCGCCGATGAGCAAGACGAAAATCCCGGGATTCAAGCCGATCAACCTCGTCAACCTGCTGCCTGTCCGCTACCGCTCGCGCGTCGGAGCGGTCTTCGCCGTGCTGGGAGTCGTGGTCAGCATCGTGTCCATCGTCTATGCCGACAGCCCCGAAGTGGCAGTGATCGTACAGATCCTGACCGCGCTCGGCGTCGTCGCGCCCACCGAGGACGAGCCGGACGATCAGGTCGACTGACCCTGAGGGCCCGCCGACCCGAGCCACGGTCGGCGGGGCCTTCTTCCTTTGCGCTACTTGCGCTTGGCCTGTTCGATCTCGTCGATGGTCATGATCTTGGGCCGCCGTGCCGATTGCGCCTTCTTGGCTGCTGTCTTCTTCGCGACAGCCCTCGTCGCGGGCGCGACAGGCTTCTTCGCAGCGGACTTCCGCGAGGGTTCGGTCGTCTTCCGGCTCTCCGGCGACTCACCGGGCGTGGCGTCCCGCGTGACGGATTCACCGCCATCTACCTGCGGATACTCCGCTTCGAGGACCTGCTCCAGGACCTTACCGTGATCGGCGCACCGGTCAGTTTCGGCTGCACGCCCGCCCTCGGTGACGGTGTAGCGACGAGTCTCGACACCGACCCTCTTGCAAACATCGCAAACTCGCACGTTAACCAGCACAGCCATCGCACCCAATCGATTTTCTTGACGAGTCAAAGTCTCGCGTGTCAGTCTATGAGCGTATTCAGGCGCAGTGGCACCGCATCCTGCGCCGGGAGGTTGCCAGACGCCGAAGGGACAACATGCCCGCCAAGAGCAAGATCCAGGACGAGCAGGAAGCAATCTGTTGGATCGAAGAGGGCAGACCCTACTCCTGGATCGTTGACGAGTACAAGAAGAAGTACAACATAGAGACCAGCCCTTCCCTTTGGGCTTCCTTCCGCTCACGCAGGGGCCTCAAAAGGCGTACCGCAAGGAACACCGATCTCATTCCTTGGACGGTAAAAGAAGAGCACTGGTTCGCGTACCCATTGGCGATGCTACGCATTGAGGCGCGCGTGCGCGAGGGATTTGACCTGCGCGAGGTTGACGCCAAGCGTCACGCTTCTTGGAAGAAATTCCTTGAGGAAGAGAACGCAGTGGTGTACTACGACGCTGACACCGAAGAGGGCTTTTTCTACGTCCCGCGTGAAGATGGCGATACCGACATCATTCGCCAGCCCAAGCAGGCTACACGCAAGCTCTGACACTCGACCCAGCACAGAGGCCACACCTCCCGAGCTGCGCAGATGTCCACAGAACCGCCACCCCAGGGATGACAGCCCCTGGGGTTTGCTGTACCTCCGGAGCTGACGCGTCACCCTTCCTTCAGATCCCGAACTACCTCACTCCGCTCGACGCGCCCGAAGTTGACCATGGGGTAATAAAAGGTAAAATCGGAACATACGTTCGGCGCACGCGTTCAAGGTGAGGACCGCCTTGCGCGCATGAAAGAGGAGGGCAGTGCATGACGCACGGCCGCGGGGTGGTCTTCGAAGTTGAGGGGAAATCGGTCGGGAGTGCGGAGCGGGATTGCACGCCATCTGTTGCGTTGCACGTCGACCATGAGTCCTTCGACTTTCACATCACGGCCGGCCCCGGATATCGGGCTAACGAAATGCGTCGCGTGCTGGCCCTTGCGAGGAGTCAGGGGTTGACACTGCTTGACGAGGATGAGCGCGACCCCGAGCTCCTGGAGGACGGTTCGGTCCGCCTCCACCTGATGCCCGCAGTCAAGATCTGACGGAGACCGCAAAGAGTGCCCATACGCCTCATAGATCTACCGACCCACGCCCCCGACGTCCCTCGCGACGGACGGGGGCGCCCCCTTGTCGTGCCCAAGCACGGCGGCAAGCCGCGCACCTTGACTCGAACCACGACCTTCATTGACGCGATCGAAGACAAGTCGGCCCTGGCCGCGTGGGGCAAGCGCATGGTGCTCGTCGGCGCCGCTTCTTGGCCTTCTCTTGTGGACCAATCGCGAGATCTTGACCCTACGTCGCGACGGGGGAAGGCTACCCTCAACGCCCTGGCGGAGCGGGCCGTCGAGCTCGCCGGGGCGCATGCCAAGAGGGAGAAAGGTACGCACCTTCACGCGCTATCGGAGCGCGTTGACCAGGGCGAGGAACTGCCACCCGGCACGAGCCCCGCAGATCTGGCCGACATGGCGGCGTACAAGGTCGCCACCATCACGTTCGACGTGGTGGCCGTGGAGCAGTTCGTTGTGGTCGACGAACTCGGCGTCGGTGGCACCTTCGACCGTTTGCTTCGCTATGCCGGCCCTGGCCCGGACGGCGACCACATCGAGGGCTTCTTCATCGGCGACCTCAAGACCGGCTCAGTGGAGTACGGGGGCCTGAAGATGGCGTCCCAGCTCGCGGTGTACGCCCACGGCGAGCTCTACGACCACACCAAGTTCCCGGTCGACCAGGGTGACACGAAGGCTTTCGCCCGCTGGAAGAAGAGCAGCGTGCCCGCCGAGCAAGCTGCGACCGCGTACACCTCACTGCCACCCGTGAATCAGGACTGGGGCGTCGTGATCCACCTGCCCGCGGGCGAGGCCACATGCACCTTGTACTGGGCCGACCTCCGGCTTGGCTGGGCTGCGGCCCGGCTCGCAGGGGAGGTTCGGGCCATGCGGGGAGCCAAGGGTGCTCTGCGGAAGTTCTCTCCTGACGTTGCCTTTTCGGACCTGATTGCGTAATCTTGACTAGCAAGCGGGCGCACGGCCCGCACCGCGAGAGAGGGGTTTTGAGTGGCCGATGACGGCCGGTCCACCACTGTGACCATCAAGTACGGCAAGGGCCACGAAGACTCGTGGGTCACCTTTCGCGGCACTCCGGAGGCCGTCTTCGAGGACATCGCCTCGTTCTTTGGATTCAATTGCGAGACTTTGACTGGGCTGGCGCCGAGCGAGCTGGTCGTCGAGGCCACCCAGGCGGCCCAGAGCGCGACCCATGTCGTTCGCGGGCTGGACGCGCGCATCGTTCCGTCGCAGCCCGCTCCGCAGGCCGGCGACCCATGGACCGCCACGGAGGAGCCTGCGAAGGCGCAGTCCGGCTCGAAGGCCCTCCTGGAACAGGTCAGCGCGTGCCGCACCACCGACGAGCTGAAGAGGCTCTGGGCAGAGAACCAGTCTGCCTTCGGGGACCAGGCCGTCATGGACGCCTGGAAGGCCCGCGGCCGTTCCCTGGCGGGCTCCTGATGCCCCGCCGAATCCTCGGCGCCGCGGTCGCCGTCGCCATAGCGGCTGGCTCCCTCAAGGCTCAAGTTCCGGCCCGCCGCACCCCATACACCGTTCACCGACAGAGTGGAGATCAGTAGTGCCCCTGAACCTCATGGACATCCCGACCGCCAACGGCGGCTGGTTCAAGCCGAAGGACAACGCCGACGCGGTTGCGATCCTCCTGGAGGTCAAGCAGTTCGACCGGCAGCGGCCCACCCCCAACGGGCCGAAGGACAGTGTGCTCGCCGACGTGACGGTCTTCAGGACGCATGAGGCCCTCGCCAAGCAGGCCCCGGAGGTCTCCAAGGGACAGCGGATCGAACAGACGGTCCTCGCCCGCGACCTGGAGACCGTCGTCGGCGGCGCAGTGCTCGTCACCGTCACCCAGGTCCCGCCCTCGAAGCCGGGCGCGCACCCGGCCTGGGTGTGGAAGCAGGTCACAGACATGGGCATCCGGAAGCAGGTTATCGCCTACGCCGAGCAGCGCGACGCGGCCATTCAGTCGGCCGTCGCGGACGCCCCGTCCTTCGACTGAGCTGTCAGCCGGTAGCTGGGGGCGGCCTCCGCGCCGCCCCCTCCCCCTCTGCGATTGGAGCATGCATCCTTACTCCCGGCCGGTCCCTCGCCCTTCATGCCGAGTCGGGCCGCGAGCTGCCCCACATCGAGGCGTTCGAGGCCCTCTACAACATCGGCTGCCGCCCGCGTCACGGCGAGGTCGTCATGATTGCGGGCAGGAGCGGCACACAGAAGTCGGGCCTCGCCCTGTTCTGGGTGGCTCAGATGAACCTTCCAACCCTGTACTTCTCTGCCGACATGTCGGCCTTCACCGCCTCGTCGCGGCTCGCATCGATGGCGACCGGCGACACGACCGAGATGGTCGAAGCGGGCATGGCGGCCGGCGGCCGCTACAGGGAGGCGTACCTCAACGCGGTCAGCGGTTCCCGCATCACGTTCTCCTTCGGCAGCCCCATCACCTGGCAGGCCGTAGACGAGGAGCTCGAAGCGTGGGTCGAGCTGTGGGACGACTTCCCTGCCGTCGTGGTCTTCGACAACCTGATGGACTTCGAGGGTGCCGAGTCGGACTACACCGAGCAGATGGCCGTGATGAGCAGCGCGACCGAGCTGGCACGCGCGACCGGCGCGACCGTCATCCTGCTGCACCACGCCAGCGACAAGAGCTGGGAAGCCAAGAGCGACCCGTGGGCACCGCCGAGCCGTGACCAGGTGAAGGGCGGCCTCTCCGAGAAGCCCGAACTGAGCCTTTCGGTGGCGCTGGACCCGAACAGCCTGGAGTACAAGGTCTCGGTCATCAAGCAGCGCATGGGGCCGTGCGACCCCACCGCTCGTCGGTACGCAAGTCTGCGATGCCATCCCGAGGTCACCCGGTTCTCGAAGCTGGAGCATCTCGCCCCGCACACCCAGACCACGACGCCCCAGTGGTCACCCCTTGATGCCCTGAACAAGGCCGCTTGACCAGAGAGGATTGCGAGAACTTGACAGACATTGCGGCCAGGAACCGCAGGAACAAGAGGCGAGGGGCCGACTGGGAGACCGAGCTCCGCAACGAACTGCGAGGTGCTGGCCTCGATGTTGAACGCCTCCGCCTAACCGGCAAGGACGACGAGGGGGACCTCATGGTTCGCCTGGGCGACGGCCGCTTCCTGGTCGTCGAGGCGAAGAACGCGCGGTTCGAACCAGGGACCTTTGTCGCCGAAGCAGAAAAGGAGCGGGGCAACTTCGCGCGGCACCGGGGGCTTGACCCTTCCGACGTCGACTCGGTGGTCATCGTGCGCCGCAGGGGTGCGAGTTGGCGCCGCGCGTACGTCCTGACCACGGTCGAGGCGTACTTCGGGCTGGAGGCCAAGCAGTGAGGCTCCGTCGCATGAACGACGACCACCAGGAACACGAGAAACCCGCCCTTGAGGCCGTGCTCGGACACTACGGCGTCGACACCAACTCGCAGCGGGCCATGGGGATGACGCACTGCCCGCTGCACGAGGACAACACCCCGTCCTTCTCCTACAACACCGACCGCGGCTTGTGGAAGTGCCACTCCTGCGGCCGAGGAGGGGACTCGTTCACGCTGATCATGGAGAAAGAGGAAACGGACTTTGTCGGAGCGCGAACCCTTGCGGCCTCTCTCGCCCTCGCAACGCGAGATGTTGGAGGAGGCGACGAGCGCGTATCAGGCAGCGCTTACGGCGGACGCCGCGCGGTACCTGCGCGCTCGCGGGATCGGTCCCGAAGAGGCGGCTACGTTCCGGCTTGGCGTCGTTGACGATCCCCTCCCCGGCCACGAGCGCTACCGGGGGATGCTCTGCATCCCCTACCTCGGGCACCAGGGGCAGCCGCTGACGATCCGGTTCCGGTGCCTCCAGAACCACAACCACCGCGAGCACGGCCACGGCAAGTACAACACCATCGCCGGAGACCCGCCCCGCATGTACGGGGTCGACTCGATCCACGCGGCCGGCGACGAGATCCACCTCACCGAGGGCGAGTTCGACCGCATGATCCACCGGAAGATCGGCTGGCACTCGGTCGCCGTCCCTGGCGTCGAGATGTGGTTCGCCCGGCACCGCCGGATGCTCGCGGGCTTCTCGCGCGTCTGGGTCTGGAGCGACCCGGACGAGGCCGGAAGCAAGCTCACGACAACAGTCTGTCGCTCTCTCCGCTCGGCCAAACCGGTCCGTCTCCGAACTGGCGACGTGACCGAAACCTACTTGGCCGGTGGCGCACAGGCCCTCTACGACGCCAAGGAGGCCGCGGCTTGACCGAGGCTAAGACGACGAAGCGGCCAGCACGCAAGGCCGCCCCCGTGACCACGATCCTCACGAACGTGAAGTCCACCCACCGGACTGTGGCTGACAAACAGATGCCGATTGGGGGCGGCCTCAACCCCGTGAAAGCGCAACGGTACTTCGCGGAGGAAGCCGACCGCTGGGCCTTCATCAAGGTATCCCGTGACAAGGCGGGAATGCCCGGCTGGGACGCCGAGCTCCTGGAGCAGCTCTACTACGCCCTCGCCAGCACCGACGACCCGGAGACCGCGAAGTTCCACCTGGAGAACGTCGCGGCCTACGCAGTCGCAGCGATCGAGCAGCTCGACCGGGAGGCTCGATGACGACACGCGACCTGCCGGGCAATCCCGGCCCCCGCCTCGTCGGCATCTGGGCAGCCCTCGACCCGGACGAACGTGAGGTCTTCGAGCGCCACCTCCTCCAGGGCACGGCTGCCGAACAACTCGTCTGGGTTCTCGCCCGCTACGGACACCACGTGTCCGCCTCGACCATCCGTACGTACCGGCGCCGCCTGCGCCAGGAAGAGAGCGTCAGCCCTTGACCGATTCCCTGCTCGACGAGCTTCTGTCGAAGCCCGTAGGACCAGCGATACCGAGCCGCCAGACCGACCCCGAGCGCGACTTCACGCGCCAGATCGAAGTAACCGGCGACGCGGCCGAGGTCACCGTGCGCGGGCCGGCCGAGATGGACAGCAAGGGCACCGCGGCCGACGTCCTCCGCGCCCACGGCCTCAACGAGAGCGAGTGGGAGGTCAAGGGCTTCCGGAGCTCGGAGTGGACGATGCCCAGCGGCGACCTCGGCGTCTCCACCCGGTTCACCTTCGCCCGCGCCCACGGCACCGTTCCGTACGGCCGTCCCGACATCAGTGAGCTGCTGGCTGCCATCGACGCCCACCAGCCGAGCCGACCGACGGACACCCGAGTCACCGGGGACCACACCTTCGTGATCGCCCTCGGCGACATGCAGTTCGGCAAGATCGACGGGGACGGCCCGGCCGGCACCCTGAAGCGCACGATCGACTGCCTCAACGGCGCTGCCGACCGCCTCGCGCTGTACCGCGAGCGGTTCGACATCGGCCACGTACACATCGCGTGGCTCGGTGATCATCTCGAAGGGTTCCAGTCCCAGGGTGGGGCGAACGTGTGGCGTACACCCCTGACCCTCACCGAGCAGATCCGGCTTACCCGCCGGGTCATGCTGCACGGTGCCCTCACGCTGGCTCCGCTCGCCGAACGTCTGACCATGGCGGCCGTCCCCGGCAACCATGGTGAGGCCGTACGGATCAACGGCAAGGGCGTGACGCGGTACGACGACAGCCACGACACCGAGGCCCTGATCTCCGTGCGTGATGCCCTGGAGCTGAACCCGGAGCGCTTCGCGCATGTCGAGTGCTTCGTGCCGGACACGGACGAGCTGACGGTCGTCGTCGACTGCTCGGGCACCGTCGTGGCGCATGCCCACGGCCATCAGTGGCGTCCGGGCAAGCACTTCGAGTGGTGGAAGGGCCAGGCGTTCAACAAGGCCAGTGCCATGCACCAGGCCGACCTCCTCCTTGCCGGCCACCTGCACCACGAGTTCGTGGACACCGACGGCCCGAGGACGTTCATCCAGCCGCCGGCCATGGAGAGCGAGTCGACGTGGTGGCGGCACGCGAAGGGCACGACAGGCGCTCCCGGCCTGGTGGTCGCCGTAACGAAGGACGGCCAGGTGCCGGTCAAGGAGGTGGTCCGATGAGCCTTCAGCTTCTGGACTACGAAGCAGCCCAGGCAACCAACGAAGCGGACTGGAGTATCCTCGCTGACCCTCAGGTCGAGAGCGTCGCTCAGGCTGTCGCACGGGCCTTCGGCCGCGATTACGGCCTCACGCTGGAGTACGAAGACGCCTACCAGGAGACGGTCATAATCGCCGCCGAACGGGCCGCGTATGTGCGCCAGCTCCTCGACGAGGCCGGGGCCGGACTGCTGCATCGCTGGCTCTCTCAGCGTCTTCGGGACCGCTGGTTGACCGAGGCCAAGCACCGTGCCGGCCACACCTCCTATGAGGCCGCGCGGCACTCGGCAGAGCGGACGTGCCTGTGACCGCGTACGACCGACGCCTCGTCGAGCACCTTCTCCCGGCCGTGTGGGACGTGGAAGCCGCGTACGGCATCCGTAACCCGCAGTCCCCGGACGCCGACATGCCCAAGGCAACCACCGACCCGAAGGCCGCAGGCACACTGTTCGCCCACCTCGCCGACATACGGCTGGGTTGGAAAACGGCCCCACTCTCGCTCGGCGAGCGTCAGGCCCTCGTACTGCGGTATGGCGTGGACCTACCGGACGACGAAGCCGCAGCCGTACAGGGCGTAACTGACCGAGCTGTCCGGTATCGAGTCGAACGAGGCGTCGGAAAGCTCGCGGCACACCTCAATGGCCATGAATACGTTGACAGTTACGAAGAGCTTGAATAAGTAGCGCAAGAACCGACGGCACTCGGATAACACACACCAGCGATAAGTTCGCAGCTTTCGAGCAGACTAAGGCCCCTCAGCAGTTGAGGGGCCTTAGCTGTTGCTTTTCAATGGACCTTCACCAATACGAGAACGCCGAGGAAATAGCCCCAGTCGATACCGCCTAGCGTCAACCATTTTGATGCAGACGCATAGAAGGCCCCCGTCATAGCCGTACAACTTGACCTCTATGCGCCCTCCCTTAGAGATTCGCGCCGACTCTGAAGTCCTGCGGTGACACGAGCGCGCTCCTCGATCTCTTTGGCCAGGGCCCGCGTTTCCATGACTAATTGAGAAAGGTGCCGGTCAGGGCTCGCAGGGAGAAAACAAGTAAGTCCAGAAATCAGTTCGCAGCGATCGCGATAGGTTTCCTCGGGTGACTTATAGGCGTGCCCCATGAACACATCAGCTACAGCATTAGGGCTCAGGTACGTCCTAAGTGATACCGCCTCTCGACGGGGTCGCCCTGCTGCGATATACATACCCTTAAGGTTGTAAAAGAACCTAGTTAGCGCTTTGGATTGCTCGATCAGGTGAGCGTTTAGCTCAGCCTCATATCCGTCTTCTACGTGCACGCTCCACAGCGGAGTCAACACCTCAGAGATAGCTTCGATAGAAGCGTCGCTCGCGTTTTCAGGCAGCTCTACAACCAAGCTCTCCGCCACTCGGCTGCGACGCCTCGTCCAGTACCGCGGATCTCCGCCCCAGTGCCTCACGACGCGCTCCAGCAAATCCTGCTCGGGAAGCTGCCTACCGCTTAGCCATGCGTAGTAGGTACTCCGGCTGATACCAACCGCCATGCAGGTGGGCTTCGGGCCCCCTGCTGCGCCAGCCTCGTGGCGCAGCTCCTTCAGCTCTCTGGCGAAGGCGTGCAGAGGGTTCTCCGGATCCAACGGCTTGGGTCGTCTCCCCACATCGCACCCCGTAGTCCTGCGTTGTCCTGAGAAGTTCTGAGGTAGTCCAGGATCCTAGTCCGCCCGCTGCCCTCTGTGGACGCTTGAGGGCGTCATCTCATGGTTGCGCAACGGAGGTTGAAGTGGGACTGGCTCTCTACGTCAGGCTGCTCTTGGTCCTGGCGGCGGTGCTGGCAGCGGTCATCATCGGCATGATGGCCGGCTTACTTGCCCGGTGGGAAGGTGCCCGCACGCCGACCTGCATCAGGGGCGGTTCAGCTGCGGCCGGGGCCGCGTTGACGCTCTTCCTTCTGGTGCTGACGAGTCTCCACGCCCTCGGGTGAGCCGCCGAGCACGATGTGAAGCACGGGCCGGCTGGCGAGCGGCAGTCCACAGCCGTGCGCGTGGCAGCCTCCGAGCCTTTCTCACCCGTGAAGTTGTCCGTATAGATGGTGACGATCTGCTGTGCTATGGCGAGATTGTAAAAGGTAACGTTGCGCGAACACGCCGCAGCTGACGCCGGGCCTTCCAGACGTTCGACAGCGCGTACATCACGCGAATTTGAGCCATGATCGGCTACATCTAGCCAGGCTACAACGCACCCAAGCTGGGTGAAGTAGACAAACCGGTTGATCGGCTGAGGCGATCAAGTGCACTGTCAGTGGTACACGGTAGGTTCGTAGTGAACCTGAAGGTAGAGCGTTTGGGGGGAACCGTGGCCGCTTCTGGCTTCGATATCGACACACACCAACTGAAGGACGAAGCGCCGAAGTTCGGTAGGGAGTCAGCCGCTTTGGCGAAGGCGGCCGAGAAGCTGAAGCACTCACTCGATGGGCTCGGGGAACCTTGGGGGGACGACGAGCAGGGGAAGAAGTTTGAAGGCGTCTACAGCCCGCATCGCACCCAAATCGAGCGTGCTGCCCATGCGTTGGTGAAGGGCCTGGAAAGCATTGGCAAGTCCATGAAGGACATGGCTGACAATCACGAGGAAGCGGATCGCTCCAACGCCTCGGGCTTCAAATCGCAAGGTGGCGGTGCGCATTGAGTGCCGCAGACAAGGCCAAGGAAATTGTCCAGGACCTCACCGGCATGTGGTGGCCGAAGGGTGATGAGGACGAACTCCGGGAAGCCGCTCGTGCCTGGCGGACATTTGCTGATGACGTCAAGGACATCACCTCGGCGACACACAAGTCTGCACAGGACGTCATCGACAACAACAAGGGCAAGTCGATTGAGGCGTTCGGTGCGTTCTGGAAGAAGTACCACGGCGGGGGCAAGGGGTACCTGGACGACCTTGCTTCCGCCGCGGAGGACATGGCCAAGGCCCTGGATAAGTTCGCCGACCAGATAGCCGAAGCGAAGAAGAAGATCCACCACGAGATGGAGATCGCCGGCGCGGTCCTGGTCGCTGGTACGGCGTTGGCCATCTTCACCGGCGGCATAAGCGAGGTCGCCGCCGCGGGTGCCACCGAAGCGATCGTCGCAGCGGCCAGCACGGCAGGCGTCGCCGTCTCTGCCACCATCACCGAGATCGCCGGCACCGTCCTGGCCACCGCCGCCATCGGCGGCATCAGTGCCATCACGGTGGACGTGGTCGTCGCCCAAGGCGGCCGGAACCTGCTCGGGGATCAGCATGGCATCAACGCCGCCGAAATCAAGGACGCCGGGGTGTCCGGCATGCTCCTGGGAGGCGCCTTCGGCGGAGCCGCCCGCGGCGCCCAGGCCGTAGCCGAGGCCGGCGGCGTCAAGAACGTCCTCGGCAACATGAAGTTGGACAGCTTGGGCAACCTCAACATCTCACTGCCCAACCTCCAAATGCAGTTGCCCAACCTTGGCGGCCCACGCCTGGCGATGGCCGGCGAAGGGCCTGTCGGCCCAACCGGCCAGCCGCTGATGCGAAGCGCTCAGGGCGGTGGGGGAAGCCGTGCCACGTGGCCAGCTTCGGACACCATCGCTGGCCCGGCGAAGGGCAAGACGCTTCGCGCACCTCACCCCAGGCACACTATGGGAGGCGTGAAGAACGGGGAGGTCAAGGCAGAAAACAGCCTCATCCTGCCGGAGTACAGGCACGTCGTGAACAACGACATCGCCGAGATCGCCGCGGGAAACGCAAAATGGGATCACGTCTCTCAGAGGTACGAGATTAACGGCCGGACTTACGGCGTCGAGGACAGTGGAACCGTCTTCCCTGGCTCTGGCCCCGGCATCGTCAATCTCGATCGCATCGAATACGATGCACTGAAGCAGATCACACGCGTGGATGGCGACGTCAGTAAGCTTGAGAAGTTGTTCAGCAATGCACCGAAGTTCAAAAACAACCCGCAAGCCGTAGAAAAGGCTCTGGAACTCTACAGGACCTACCACTGATGACATATAACCTGATCGCCCCTGGGCAGGAATTCCCGGCACGGCTTGCACCGATCCTTGCTGAGGTGTTCGGCGTCTCTCTCGCCGATGTTGATGTGTCGGAGGAATCCGACTTCGATTCTCGAAACTGGGACGCCGAAGTAACCTGCGAATACTCAGCAGTTCGCGGTGACCTGAACTGGTCGGTGAGCATCTATGCGACGGACGCAGTGCAGTCGCCCCCGTCAGAGGAGGCTCTTGCACTGAAGGTGGCACAGGCGCTTGGCGTGCCTGTCCTCTTTCCCGGGACTGTGGCCATCCCCAACGTCTGGCGGATTGCCACACCGCAGGGTGGGCTTACACATGCACGTGTGACCGAGCCTGAAAGTGAGTCGGAGAGGCTGACAATTGACGCTGTAGAGGACGCCATCCCAGAGTTTCCTCGCGCTACCGTCACCAAGTTCCGCGAGATCATCAAAGAACTTCAGCTGCCTAGCAAGGTCACTGATTCGCACCTGCCCGAGGGGATCTCGGAAGGTCGGCGGGAAGTGCGCAGCCTGCTCGTGAACTGGGAGCGGCTCACGGTCCGCATGGCAACAGGCTGGCCTCCATCGGCGTGGTACCCGGCCTCCATGTATGTGGAAGACCTTGAGCTGCGCGATCAGACGGCCGATGTGATCGGAAGGTTGCCTGCGGACGAACGGCACTCTGCTACAGAGGCCCTTGAGCAGATTGACCAGGCGTATCGCGGACTCACCGTCGAAGATGGTGGGGAGAATCTTGCAAAGGCTGCGGACGTGCCGATTGTTGACCGCGCATGGTACTGGTACCGGCGTCCGCAAAACCCCCCGTGGGACACCCCCAGCAAGTAGCCGTTGCACCGGCCGCATTCCGTGATCTGGTTCCCCGCCTCATTGGCGCATCGTGATGAGGCGGGGGAACGGTATGGAGGGCACCACACCTGGGGGTGATCGTTCTTCGTCGATCTCAGGCGGCGGTCGGCAGGGCGCTCAGCCGCTCACGGAACTCACGTACCGCCGGAACCGACCGGTGCGGACCGAGCCGCTCAGAGAACTCCTTCAGTCGGTCCACGGCCCGCACGGAACTGACCTTGTCCTCAAGCAGTTCGGCCCCATAGTTCGCGGCATCGAGTGCCCCGTCCAGGTCGTTCCCAGCGAGCCGGGCTTCGGCCAGGCGGCTGGACCTGACGGCCTTGTCACGCGGCGCGGCCTTCTTGACGGAGGTCTCCAGGGAGCTCGTAGCGCGCTCCACCTGGCCGGAGCGCAGCATGACCTTGCCTTCGGTCGACTTCAGCTGCGCCTCGCCGTACCAGTCGAGCCAGTCGGGGGATGCGTCTTCCGTGTGTCGGTCCCAGAGGGAAAGGGCACGGTTCAGTGCGGTGCCGGCCTTCCGGTGGTCACCGTCGCGGGAAAGTGCCTCAGCCTGGTGCAGGTGGAGGAACGACTGTGTGTAGGGCGACAGCGTTCGAGGAGCATTGTCGATGGCGGTCGAGATGAGTTCGACGCGCTCCGCGGTCCGCCCGGCCTCGGAGACGTGGACTCCCATCTCTGCGAGGACGAAGGCTCCGAAGGCGTCGTCTCCGGCGGTACGGGCACTCCGAAGAGCTCCCACGTAATACTGCTGTCCGGCGGACCGCAGACCAGCGTCGTACGCCATCCAGCCCGTCAGGTGCGAGACCCGCGCCGCCAGCGCGTACAAGCGGCTGCCGGTCTGCTCCGTGTACCGGCCGGTTTTGAGGAGACCTGAGATCAGAGCAAGGTCGCTGCGCGCCTGCTCCAAGAGCCGGGCACCTCCGAGCTGGTCATCAAGCGTACGCAGCGTGCCGATGCGTTGCTCAAGCGTCGAGACCATCTTGTCCGTGACACGGTCTCCGTCGAGCGCGGAGGCGAATGCGGATGGCGCCTCAGCCCAGCTTGCTGCCAGGCCCGTCAGCGCGGCGCCAGTGATGGTGAGAAATCCCCGACGATCCATGCGGCCACTCCCAACCAGATCAGCCAATGCCTCAACGGTACCGGCCTCTGTCCAAGGAGCGGTAAGCCCGGTTACTTCCCACACGGGTAGCCAGCGCGGCCACCTCTGGGTCAGAGCCCGTTCATACGGGACATTCAGCAGGTCAGCCAATACGCGCTGAGCGTCCGCATCCGGCTCCTGGCCCTGCTCCCATTTCCATACGGTGGTGCGGTTGGTTGCCAGCAGGATGCCGAGCGCCTCGCCGCGCGCTTGCATGAGGCGCGCGAGCTCGGCTTTCCCCCATCCCTGCAACTGGCGAACAAAGGTCAGTGGGTGGATTGCTAACGGCTCAACAGGCAC